TTAGAGAGCTTTAGCGGAAGGAACTCCATTGAATTCTTTGACCTTTTCACGACCGTAATCTCCAGTAGTATTTGCCTGACCATAGCCAGCAACAAATACTACAGTACTAGTGACGCCATTGAATTGACTTGGCTGAAAGAATCCGAATGAGGCCGGTGCGCCAGCAGCATCTGTGCGCTGAGCATGGCCGGTGTTCGCAAAAATGTCAGCGGAAGGAACGCCGTCAAATATATAGTTATCATACAGGGCGTACGCATTAAATCTATTGTGTGCGTGTCCAAACGTTGAAGGGAATGCAGATGCGCCAGCTAAGCCTTTGTATTCTTTCGGCTTAAATCTAGCTCCATCGTAGGTAGCAGAACCATCAGGGAACGTGCCTGAAAGAGGGTGCACATATAGCGTAGATCCATTAAATAACTGGGACAGGAATCTGTTTCCAGGGAATTGACCGGTGCCAGGAGCAAAATGATTGTCTGGCGCACCATCTAGAACGTGACTGGTGCTATACAATGGATAGAAAGAATATGTACCAGTACCCTTGACTTTGCCGGTCATTGAGACATATGGGTTGACCATTCCAGCTGTTGTTCTGCCCTTTAATACTGGTCTGGGCCCTTGGTAAAACGTTGCCATTTATTTTCTCCTTATAAAAAGATACGTGTCTTTATAGTACACCTAAAATGTTTTTTTTAAACCTTAGTTGTATTGAATAATTAAATCAGACAAAACTGGTGCTGTTGTGTCATTTGCCACATTTAAAGTAACTTCAATCCATACATGGTTATTTGCTCCTGGATTGTCCAAACTATAGGTCCCCCCATCATCATATATGATCCTATAGTCAAAAACGTTACTAATTTGACTTAATGGAACATTATATATTTTTGGAGTAACGCTAGTTATTTCATTTATAACATCACCAGATATTGGGGTGTATTTTATTATAGTTCTTCCAGTGGGTAGGAATTTATCATATCTTATATCTAGGTCTGAAAGACCATAGGTATATATGTAATTTCCAAGCTCTGTAAAGTAATTCTTTTGATTAAACTTTACTCTTATAGCAGTAACTTCTGTTTCTGGGAATTGATAACATAGGGGGCCCGAGTTCTTTACTGAGTCTGCCCCTGAGGTATTCCATCCTCCAGGAGCAACTTTTCCGATCGCCGAAAGATCACCATCATAATAGCCATTCGAATTAAGGGGTATCCATATATCACTATTTGATAATGTTGGATCTGGCCTAGTGGTGTATTCTATTGAGAATATTTCCACACCAAATGATGGAAATGGATTTAATTTTATTGTATTCGTTTTAGACGATCCTGCAATTTCCGAAGATACTTTTATGTACATCATCATTTGAGCACCGGTGATAGGATTGCTATTGGAAACTATTGTTCTTTTCCACACCTTATCCTGAGAGTCTAAAATGCAGTTATATATAGGTGTTGAGTCTATGGTGGCTCCATTTGTATCTACTCCAGTAAATGTAAGATCTAGCATCGCCTTGAAATAGTCGGGAACGATTTGCCCAACACCCGGCTGCCCAAATTTAAGCTTAGAGAAAGATCCGCTAGAAACCTTAGGCAGAGATATGACATTGTATGTTGGATCAAAACTTAATAGTTCAGTTCCTGATACAGCAAAACTGCTACCGATAAAACTAGAATAATCTAGCTGTGAAAAAGAATGAATAGATAGAGTATTACTTTCGGACTCTAGTGCCTTGATTCTGTCAGAAATATCATTAATGGCGTTTGCCAAAAAGGTGTGATCTTTAAGAACGCGCTCAAAAGCTGCCGACAACTTTGTGTCAACCATATTTGATTTATTATACAGATACACCAAATCTTGATAGTTCTCTTCTATTCTAGAATTGTAATCAGAGCTATCAACAGGGCCGTTGTACTTGTAATCTCTTTTTTTAGTTTTTAAAATGTCTGACATTTCAGTTACCGTTTTCTAATAGTGAAACTTTATAAAATAATCTAGCCAGCTTTCCGCTGAGCTTATTCATGGTGTCAACCTCAAGTAAATTTTCGGTAGCGCCTGGTGCATCTATATAAATACTTATTCCCTCTAGGGCGTAACTTGTTCCGTCTTCTAACTTTGCAACTTGGTCATAATCGTTTACGCTACCAATAAAATAATTTAACTTATTTAAAATGTCTAGATCTACCGTTGTAAGTTCATCTAGTATTCTTGAAAAATCAATTTTTAATAAATTACTTTCTAGATTCTCAGACAAACTATTTCTTGAAGATTTAAATTTAGTTCTATTAAGCTGGAATAATGGTTCTCTAATTCTATTCTTATTTTCAATTTTATTAAAAGTTATAGCCATTTTAACCTTCTTCGTTGTGTTTAAATTTAACTCTTACACTATCTATTGACGGAGACACCAATGGATTATCTGATCTATATAGATCTGCTCTATATCGAACTGCACTAACCGGCTTAGTTACCTCTGAGTAATATTTGATTTGAGAGACTCCATATAAATACTGCGATGAAATTATTTCTCTAGAACCAAAAACATTATCTATTGTAAATACAAATGAAGAATTGGAAACGCGCTGTCTAAATTCATATGGATCTAGATAGCTATAATAGTCTAAAAATAAAGTTCCGTAATCAGATATTGACTTTCCAGACATTATATTAAAAGTAATTAATCCTTCAAAGTTTTTATCATAAACAATTTTTATGAAGTTTATTCCCTTTTTGAAATCCCACTGAACATCTTTGCTTAATGTACCAGAGGGAAGATCTGCTATTAGAGTATCATTCAGATATATTGCTAGATTAAAATCTTCTCTACTTTTTGTTACGACGTGTACTGCAGAGTTTTCTGCATCACAGTTGATCTTACCGTCCAGTAGACCAGAGCATATACTATTAAATCCTGGACTAATAGAACTAAGCTGATTTGTTATTGGAGAACTAGTAGTTACATCTGACGTATTAGCCGTGTTTATTTTTTCACTCCACACGTTTAAGGCTTTGTATATCTCCACTGCATTTACGGATGCGGATCTAATTATTGCATAGTTCTTAAATGAGTTTATCCCAGATAAAATGAAAGGCTGCTTAATAACTTCTACGCCGGCCACCGCTATTCTATAAACGTTTTTATTGAAATATATAGAGGTGCTAGGGTTTAATTCATTTATGTTAGCGGATGTTGTATTTAAATCGATTAGCTCAAATCCACCTTTATTCTGCCCACCGTCCTCTATAGTTTTCATAGATTTAGTTGAGGATTGTAGGTTAACCGATGTTGGATTCGAATTATTATTTGCATTGATTGGATCAATTGCTATCCAGTTAAAGTTTTCTACCCCCACTGCAGAAGGATTATCTACCGCAACAAAATAACTTACGTCATATCCAGATCCAACTTGATGTTCTACATCTAAGGCTATGGATTCTATCGTAAGCAGTCCGTTGTCAGTTTGTGGAATTGATAGTGGCCTAGAGATTAAGGTTGCTCTCTTATCGTGATACTTTGCTCCTATGAAAAAATCTCTTAAACCAAAATCATATATATAAGGCTTATCGGAATCATTTGAAGTTTCATCAGGGTATGTTTTAAATAATGTTAGTTTAACTTTAGAATACTTTAGGGGGTTGAAAGTAAAGGAAAATCTATCATAATCATTTCTTGAGTCTTTAATTTTTATTTGCTCTGGAATTGAAATGTCGTTAGGGGTCATGGTGACAATTACAGTAGTTGGACTTCCGGTCAAGAGGGTTCCCTCAATCTTAGATACTGTAAAATTATTATTAATTGGAATGTCTATGTCCATTGAAACTATAGACATATTTGCAGATTTATATCTATAGCTCCAGTATGTATCTGTTAAGCCATCTAAAACATTGTCAAAATCATTTACGGAAGAATTACTGTAAACTTCATTGCCATTTTCCAATATTGAAACCTTTACGGATTGAAGATTGACTACGGATGAAGATATCATATCAAATATGCCAGAGCTAATTTTGGGAATAGTTACATTTCCTATAGATGTATCTACGAAAGCATTCGTGAGCGACATGTCTATATTGGTTGTATTGGAAAAATTATCTATAAAAGAATAAAAAAATCCATCTGAATTTAGATTAGAAAATATTAACTGATCGACTTTACCTTCTAATTCTCTTCTTTTTGTTTTTAAATTTGACAATCTTTTATTTAACGATGTTATTGTTGACATTAACTCATAGTTGTTTTCGTTAATGCACTCATATAGTATTTCTAGATTAAATAAAGAATTAATCATAAGCTCATTAAGATCAGAATGACTGATAAAATTTGACAAACTTATAGCATTATAGTCTACAGAAACGGGAAGGCCTAATTTATTACTTGAAAAGTATGTATTAAATATTTTTCTAATTTCTTCTTCTGAGGGTCTATTTCCTGAAGAGTAAAATAATTTATATATGTTATTTAAAAATTTTCTCTTTTGTATTGTTGCTATATTCATGATCTTTTGACCTTAGCTATTAGTTGATAAGAGTATATGCTTGGAGTAAAGTTTAGCTTATTCTTTTTAGTTATTTTTATTTTAACTAGAATATTTCTTACCTCTCTCGGCACTGCGGGATAAGTAAGATATGAAGCTCCGGAAAGTCTATACTCATTTAGTACTGACTGATTGAAGAACAAAACTTCTGGTATGCCTGAGAAGTCCAATTGTATAGGAGATATTTGAATCCAGTTATTGCCTCCGTCTACAGAGATGTATCCTAGTAGGGATATATTTTTTAACATAGCTTCGTCAATATTGGAATCGATACTTAGCATCGCTGATTCCACTGGAAAGTCAAAGTTAAACGGCAGAGAAACAATCTCTAATTGAGAATTAAATATTTCTTTGTAAACTTCTATATCTCTTAGGCCTATACACCAACGTTTAGCTGGATATCTTTCTTTGGCTGATTGCACCCTAACTGAATACGTTTTTATTCTTTCTTGCGCGGTAAAAGATTTCTCGACTACAGACATTGAATTTACTGTACTTCCGTCATCCAGTAGCGTTGGACCAATATTTGTAACCGTTAAAGTTAAATTATTTTCTGGTACCGTACCACCAAGGCTTGTTCCAGGAATAGTAATGGTATCCCCTATGGCGTAGCCGGTACCATATTGAGTCATTGTGACTGTTGTGTTTCCACTGTAACTTGCGCTTGACCCAGTTTTAGTAATAGTAAATATTGCGTTAGTGCCAGTTCCGCTGGTGGCGCTTTGCATAACTCCAGGATAAGCTGTCGCTCTAGTTGCAACTGTTAGAGTCAAGTCATTCGCGGGTGTTGCGCCACCAAGGTTTGTTCCAAGAATGGTGATCGTATCCCCTACGGCGTAGTTGGAACCACCATTAGTTATTGTAACTGTTATGTTACCACTGTAAGCGGTGCCAGAACCAGTTTTAACAATATTAAATACTGCTCCAGTACCAGTTCCGCTGGTGGCGCTTTGGGATCTTGCAATATAGGTTGCTTCAGCCGTGACGCTGGTTCCAGAAGCGGTAAATGTTGTAGCCCCTTGAACTAGAGCAGACTTGGTAATACTGGTTCCTGTAGCAGTAAATGTTGTGCCAGCTGGAACTAGGGCAGTATGGGACATATAAAGATCCATTAAATCGTCAAAATCTTTTTGAGCTGCGTTCATTGTGTCATAGTTTTTATTTTTTATTTCATCTTCAGAATATTCTATTGACGATAGGAAGTATGCGGTCTTAATAACATTACCTGTTCCTAGCTCAAATTCAGAGTCCCATCTTTCAAAGTAAACTTTTTCCTGCACATTTAATGGACTAGTTAAGGTTAGTTCTATAACATAAAATTTTCTTGCTACTGGTTTCTTTTTTATTGAAACATTAATAGTTTTAGCTGCGGATCCCAGTCTAGAATACTCTGTTGGATTAGACTGTGTGGGCAGTAGGTTGTATTTGTTGTATTCAACTTTTTCGTATATATCTTTACTCAGTGCATCTGGATTAAATCTTTCCAAATTTACAAAAGGATTATTTCTATTCGATGCTGTTGGCTTCCAGTATAAGTGTTGAATATCTATATTGGAATACTCTGGCTGTGTAAAAGAGACTTGAATTTTAAAAACTTGTCTTTCCGAAAATCTTATTGTTGCTTTATCGTAGAAGTATGATTTAGCCATTTGTAGATTTAGTGGGACAAGTGAAGACCCTATGTATATGGGAGATTTAAGAATTTGCTCTGAAACCCCATCCTTACCGTATACTATTACACTGCTAACTTCTACATATTTCATAGAGCCAAAATATGGAGTAATGTCTATGCTATTTGCAACAGCACTGCTTGAGGATGCCAATTCCAAGTCAAGAACTAAAGGCTCATTCACTTGATGGTTTGACCAATCTACTAAATCACCCTCTCCGGTTTTTGAGCTGCTAAATTCTGATTTAAGATATTTAAATTCATTTTGTCTTGCCGGAATAGATGGCTTAGGTGATGGGTTATTTTTGTCTACATTCAATGCTTCATATTCAAAGTAACTTAAAGGATTGGAATCTTTTATGCTGGTAAGATTATTCAATGTAGAGCTATTCTCAAATACATATTTATAATCGCTACTTTGCTCAGCGTCTAGTGACTTGACTACCTGGTGGCTATTACCTATAAATCCTCCAGAGCTTAGTACTTTTACTAAATTTGCGTTCCATTTTTGAGTAGCTGATACTGAAAGGCTCATTATTCCATTTTTAATTAATGGATTAAATCCAGCTTGTATTTTTGAGTAATCTATTGAGTCGTCGTTATCAAAAGAGTCACCAACATAAAATATGTCATCAGCTGGGCTCCTAGAATACATCTGTAGGATCTTTGCTTTTGAAGCTATTCGTTCAGAAAATCTTTTTTCATTTTCTATTTCTTTTGTAAATAAATTGAACACACTAATAGATTTAGCATTTAATGAGTCTATTTGACCGGCAGCTATGTTAATGTCTGATGCAGAGCCTTCGAAAAATAAATTAACCTTTGAAGATATGGGTGGCTCCCCCTTAATGAAGGGGTCGTACTGAGTTAGCGGTGCGCCCATTTGTTGTTGCACCTCTGTTAAGATTTTTGAATATTCACTAGCTATTTCTTCTTTGGAAAAAATTCCTCTAGAATTTACTACGTTAATTAACCTATCTACTTTAATTAAAAGCTGCTGATAAGATAGTAGGTTTGGGGATAATTGTGTCATAAGAGTCTCTTTATCTGAAGGTAGAATTTAACTTATCATAATAAGAATCATAATTTATTGTTTTCATCTTTAGTACCAGGCTATCAATAGATATTGGATCTGTTGATTCAGCTATATTCTTTCTTAAGATTATTCTAAATCTTAAATCGTTAGGGACATACTGGTAGTCTACTTTAAATGGGGTATTTATATTTTTATTAAAAATGATTCCTTGACCGCTGTGAATAAATATAGTGTTATTAGTTTGAAAAAATTCATTTTTTTGAGAGCTAGAAGTATAGTTAGTTATATTTAAGGCATAAGATCCATCTGACAATTGAACCCTTACTGGAGAGTAGCCGGAAAAATTACCCGTAAAACTAGTACCGACAGACCTGCTGTAGAATGCATTGGCGGCTGCGCCCTTATTGATATAAGGCGCATACGACAATCTTACATACGAATTAGGGTCAGTTTGTTTGAATTGTTCACCTGGACCATTTTCTGTTCCAAATGATTTAACAGATTCAAGGAATATGTTTTGTCTAATAAAATCAATTTCATTGGGCGCAGCCGAAGAATAATCCAAGGAGTAGCTAGCTATATATGTATCTACTGGATTGAAGGTTTCACTAGATAGGGTAATTGTTTTATTTGAACTAGAATAAGAATAACTAACAGATCCTCGTGGCATGAGTGTTCCGTTTTTATATATGTTAATAGAGTTAGCTATAGCGTTGAAGCGAATAGTTGCTTTTTTTGAAGCTGGATCAAAAAATAACATTTCAGACTCTATAGATGAAAAGCCATAAGGTGCTATTGGAGTCCAATCAGATTCCCTATTTGGAATCGGCTTATTGGATATCGAAAGTTCATAAGACGCTGGAGATTTAAGATCTAATTGAGAAGACATAACGGATAATGAATTTGTTGCCTGATTTATTTTTGCTTTTACTGCCGTTATTTGTCCGTCTATTGGGATTTTTTTACTAATAAAAACTGCTTTATTACTCTCCGCATTTAAAGTTTCAATTAACTCTATAGATTTTAGGGAAAAAGTATATTCATAAGAGTTTTCAGATTCTATAACCTGTGAATTATTTACTGCATTCACGTTGGGAAATGAAATTATTGGATTAAAAAATTGATTTGTATAATCAGATATTTGATTTGAGGAATTGTATTGGCCAAATCCAGCTTGATCAAGACTACTTACAGATCTGCTGCTTATCCCCTTTTCTGTATACTTTGTATTGTCAAAAATATTTAACTTTCCAGAAAAACTGTCTAACATAGTATTCATGAGATTTATGAATATTGGAGTATTGGAGAAGATATTTCTATCTTCCATCACCAAAGAATTAAAATCTTTAATCTGATCACCTAATGTAGAAATATAAGAATCAAACTCAGATGGGAATCTATATGTATAGTAATCATTATCTGAATATTTGTTTTTGGATAAACCAGAAACTGTATTTTTTCTAGAAAAAAACCAATAAACTATATCTTGAAATTTGCTAAATCTTTTTGTTCTATCATTAATTATTTGCTTAACAAAAGAATCTAAAACTTTTGAGTTTAGTTCTGAGACTAAAGGAGTTTTATTTGATCTTATGTAATTTGATTGATTAAATAAAAATATAATCTTTTTTACATTCTTTTTATCAAATCTTAATTCAAAGACTCCATTAATTAATTTTGGCCGATCTAACAAAGTAGTGTAAACCTCTGCTGAATTTAAATTATTTGATTGTTCTGGAGAGTTGTGGAACAATACCACTTGAAGTAGTTGGAAATTATTAGATTCATTTGGGTTAAATCTGATTGTATCAATATTTATACTTCGTTGCAAATCAACTTCCGCAGATGTGACTGCTCCTTTGATTAGAGTGTAATCATATTCAATATATTTTAAAGATTTTTTAATTTGAGAGTCTAATATAACTGGACTCTTAACTGTAATGCTCCATGAATCTGAGAAATTATCATTAAACAAATTAAAAAAATCATTGTTAGTAGTTATATAATTATCGTAATTGGTTTCAATATTTATATTTTTAATATTTCTAATTATATTTTTAACATCTTGAGAGCTACCTATCTTAAATACGCCTAAAGAACTGTCAATAAAAGCGTTCCCATTCTCCCCAAAGGCAATATTGTCCCTATCGGGAATAGTGAGAGTTACATTGTCTGATCTATAATCATTAATAAAGCTATCAAATTTTTCTATATAGTTAGCATTAAAGAGGTCGTCTTTGCCTGAAATGAATTCATAATTATCAATAAATAATTCCAATTTATCTAAGTCAGTCTGAACTTTATCTATTTCCGAAGAAAAAATATCCACCATAGATGCTAATACTAAACCGTTTGCATTTGCTGCGGAGAATAATTGTTGCTCTCTTAAGAATAAATTTCTAAATGAATCAATTAATATTTCTTTTGAGATCACAGAAAATGCTGGTATGCGAGCAGCTGAGAAATTCCTGTCGATTACATTGCTATTCATTTTGTTTATTAACGTTGGCAGGTCTGCTTTAGAGACCTTCATGTTTCTAATTAAAGAAGAAATACTAGCTCTAGTTGAGGAGGAGTATTGATTTATTGTTTCTGGTAAATAATTTAACATTTCAACTCCAGTTATCTCCGCTCATGTTCTGAAGGTCAAAAACAACTCCAGCTGTAAGATTATTTTTAATTATATTATATATTTCTTTTTCATCAATAAAGTTATCTTTTACTTCTTCTGGCATTCTAATTATAACATATCCACCCCTTGTGTAGGCGTTTCCTTGCGCTGGATATGTGTCCCAGTAAGAAAGTATCTCATCTATATTTTCAATTGCTTCCGAATTCTGTATTGTTGATTTCACTCCTCCACCCCTCAGTCTTAGATCTGTTAATTTTGGTTTATCTCTATTGGGATCATTAGTGACATACATAACTGCTATTGTTAAGGCAAAGGGGTCATAACTGGTTGACAGTACATCAAAGATTGTTGAATCGTAAGTGAAGTTTACGCTTTGAGTGTAATCATGATCTAGCACTTCTATATATTCGACTGGTAGCGATGAGTTATTGCCATATCTTTTTTTGTATATATTTTTTGGAGTTAAGTATACATAAAGTGGCTTATCAAATTTAATAGTGTCTGCATTTAATAGCGGGTTTAATGGTACTGGATTTCCGTCCACATGCCTTATCAAAAGATCTTTGTTTTCGGTTGTATAGGAAACTTTAATAAAAGAACCGTTTGAAGGAACAACGGCCCGCTTAAAGGTGATAACTCCTGTTTGTGAATTAACATCTTTTATTAATCTATAAGGCACCTGCGTCCACTGGCTATCGTCTGTTTCTTTTGTGAATACTTTAACTTCACTTTTTATTATTCCAGCTATTGATGATGAGTAATTTGTTGGATGATTCCAGTTTAGGATTGGAGTTCTTCTTACCTGTATGTTTTTACTATCTAATACTGTAGGATATTCATCTATAATGTCATAATGCCCATGGCCATATATCCTAGACCAAGAAACATCTTGCTGATCTAAAGTGCTATATTGGGCTAGCAGTCTTTGGTTCTTATAATCTTTCTTCCAGTCAAACCATTGATTTGCTGAGGAGATATATATTTCTTTTGAAAAAGTACCAGAAGTAACTGGAAGCTCCCATGCATCAAACTTTGATAGGTTTGGACTTATTGGATTGACCTTAATGGCACTTGAAGAATTATATTTAACTGAATATATTGGAACGATATACTTTAATGGAACCCTACTTGGTATGAAGGTATTGGAATTGTTGATACCAAAAAATTCACCATCTCCGGGTCTGCCATCTGCATCCAACGCACAAATTCCTATGAATATATTCTCCACGTTTCTATTAAAAGAGCTTTCTGACCTTGAGTAAAAATCAACATAGTTTAAGTAATTACCTAAAAATTCTTTTTGCTCTATGTCATAGAATCCGTATCTAATACCATCATCTGGAAATTCATTACTTATTGAGAAAGTTCCGTACTGAAGATCCCTTTCTTCTAACTCTACTCTATTCTGAGATGGAATATCATTAATTGCAGATCTTATTTGCCCAAGAGTAGGTATTCCAATTGGTCTACCTTCTTGATCGCAGAAAAGTAGTATTCCATCCCCATAATTTATAGTATTTTTGTCTTTAGAGGATAAGATTATGCCAGAAACGGTTCTCATATAATTAACAGATAGATCAATTGAGCTTGTGGTTATTATGGAATCCCCATAATAAGTAGCTGAAGTTTCAATGGTTAATGTATTATTTGAATTACTAACAGATACCGGAGTTTCGCCAGTGACTAGTTGTCCACCCGAGGTAACATTACTTAACGTTAAATCAGAAAGGACTATGGCACGGTTTGTATCTCTATCAGAAAAAGTTTTAATTCTTACTTCATTGTTTTCATAGTCTATTGTACTCAATGTCTTTGCATCGCTGGATGTAAAGGTAATAGATGTATTTACACCTTCTGTTTCGGAAGGATATTCTATTTTAGAAATATAATGAGAACCATTGCTTAACGAAGTTATGGACTTAATATTATCTAAATTATTTAAAGGAACCGTTATTGATCTACTAGGAGATACATTTTGTACTTCTCCAGATATTGAAACGCTAACGGTAATTGGAATAGGGGAATATACTAACTCGCTTCCTGACTCAACGTAAGCTCCAGGTTGGATTATTCCATCTACGTCTATTCTTGCAATAGAAAACCCTTCAGCTTGTCCAAAGCCAGGTATCTTATTACCAATAATGTGAACGCACATATACTTCGCATCTGATGCATTTCTACCACTCATTGGAATTGTTACTTTGCCCGAAGCTGCAGATAAATCTAATAATTCAAGTCCGCTAAGTTTAAAAATATCAGTCTGATAAGTAGGAGACCATCCGATTGAGGCCACTTTGAATTGTCTCCATTTTGGATCTGAATCCGCTGTAATGATAATATTATTTATTTTTAATATGCCATCTGGTATTTCAAAGAAAATAACATCTGATGCTACAGAAGGACCCACTGTCCCAGAGAAACTTATTTTCTTATAGCTTCTGTCAGAGTTAATAGATGAGGTAGTGCCCATATTTTCTACGGCAATGATATACTTTCTTATATCTTCGGAGGCAAAGTTTTTCCAATCTTGGAACTTTTGATTGTCACTAGACTTAATGCCTAACCAAAACTTAGCTAAGTACCATTTAGTTTCACTGTCTACTTTTCCATCGCGAAATCTTTCATTATTTTTTATTTGGAAAGCTTTTACTGCGGATGCAGTTTTGGGTCCGTATACCCCATCTATAGATTTAGTATAAGATCCATCAAGAGCTAATGTATATTGTATGTATTTTATATATTCATGTGATGACATATCTTTTAACTCTCATTTACTAGTATTTTTTAAGGGTTGTAACTTATGAAGGCAACGGGTAGCGACCCTAATCCAAAACTATTTAATTGTGCCAACGTTTGATTTACTAAACTTTTTACGAGCGTATTTCCATTTATTACATTTAGCCACCAAAATTTTATATTATACCTGCCGAATTCGCCTTGATTAGATAATTTATCTATAAGAACATAATTAAATAATGCTAGGCCGGAAGCTGTCAATATGGTTCCAGTTTTATGTCGCGACAACGATATCATGGGGGGATTGGTGCCTGCCGGTATGACCCCGCCTACGTTGCGCAAGAATATATTATCCCCGGTTAGGGGATTGTATCCGAGTCCAGATGATGCTGGTGCTGAATCTCTTAATCTAGTATCCGTTGTATCGGAGCCTGTTATCTGCGGTATTGTTGCTCCCGCTGCTGCAGCAGCACCTAGCGCACCTGCTGCAATTGCATTAGCAAGTGCTGCCCAATCTATTGTCTGTGTAGTATCAGGGTCATCAGACTCAGTTTCGGAAGCTGTCCCACCTGAACCTTGTTTCCAAATTCCAGTTTGCCCATGTATATCTATATCTCCAGTATAAGGAAATACATTTGAACTCTCTGAAACTTTAGTGCTGCGCATTAAGTTAAGGTCATCAATGGCAGATTTGATGCTATTAAGCTCGCCATTTACAACCCCTACTGTATCGTTTCTCTGTGCGGGGGTTACAAGCCGACTCCATGGTACTAATTTTTTACTTTCGCCATTTACAGTTAAGGTAGCCGTTCCAGAAAGATTACAATTAAATCCGTATGGCAAATCTATTCCCTCAAAAGAGGTATACTTTGAAGACAACTTAAATGCATATGAATTAAATCCTGAAGAAAATCCTATTAAAGAATTAAGATTTCTAGTAGAAGATGTTCCAGTAGGTCTCTCGATGAGTAGATGGGGACCAAGTCCGCCTATCCTCTGCAGCGAGGGAGAGTACTTTTGGGTATAGGCAAGCAGTGGAGAATTTCCTCCATTAGATGTTATTATCTTATGTAGAGAGTATGATGATGGTATATTTTCTGTTAAGTTTGGATCACTAATAACTTCAGCGTCTTTAAACTTCACATCAGGATTAGTGACCTCTATATAAAAAGTGACATCAGCTATATCTATCTCAGATAAAAGATTACGCTGAATACTTACTAACTTTTCTGCCATTTGTGTCTTCAAATAGGAAAAAATGCTAGAAGTATTTGAAGATGTGTCTGTAGTTAGATTTCTAGCATAGACGCTTTCTGATGCCGACAGTGTAACAATTTCAAATAAAACTTTTTCAGAATCCTCTAATGCTGGTGAATACATTACCCAAGATGAATCCCAGTCTGTAACAAAATTAATTAAAGATGAAGCTGTTGTTATTTGTCTAGATGATTGTGACTTGCAATACATCCCGTAAGAAATTGCATTAAACAGTAACTTAAAAGGTCCTTCTAATATTGCAGAGAAAATATTGTTGTCGTTCTCAATATTCCCGAAATGAGATGAACCACTATTATAATTCGTGACTCTCTCAGAGTATGCTGTATCATATATCGAGTTACAATACGCTAACAAGTTAAAGGTAGTAGCTATAATATTACCTTTAGATAAGCTATCTACACTACTAGAGGCGGGGATAATTGCCCCTATGGGATACTGTGCAGAAGTAGTAGCTCCGGCCTTAATAAAAACGTTGTCGTTTGCTAAGGATGAAAAGTATTTATAAGTTTTTGGCTGACTAACGTTTCCATTCATTAATCTTGATCCAAATATTCCGTAATAGTCTTTTTCAAAAATATTATCCGAGAGAGACCATCCACCATTTTTATTAGAATCTATAAGATAGTTAGCGTCTATCATGTCAACAGTGTTCGCAGTCGCTCCATCAGACATTACTAACTGAGTTCCTGCATTTAACTTTGATGCGTCGGGGCATAGTGACAGATCTAATATTAATGTACCAAATTTATTAGCGGTAAAATAATTAATTTTAGCTGCCTGATCAGGAGTAATTGCTGCGTCAGGAGACCATAATAAAATGTCATATTGACCTATTTCAGATATCGAAATTGTGTCTATGTTTACTTTCCAGTAATTAGCTTGATTTTTGATTGTACCAGTTGTTGCTAAAGGATTTTCAAATCTTAAACGAGTAAGATTAAAGGGAGAATTTTGAAGTCTATATAGGGAGTACGCATTTATGTTTACACTATTTGAATTAGTATAGAGGACCGCCGCATTTACAGTTTTTAGAACTGTGTTTGAATTCCTATCTAATTCGACGCCATAATTAACCTGATCAAAATTAAGGTTTCTTTTAATTCTTCCTATTAATCTCCAGTTAAAAACTTCATAAGTTCTATAGTCTTTAATGGCTTTACTGGGAACTACTACCTGATAGCCATTCTCAATGGGTTGATTAATTAAGTTTATATTAGTATATTTTTGTTCTATCTTTTTTATAGAGAAATTTTTTGAGCCATAATAGTTTGGATCTATTACAAATGACTCCTCTGGAAGTTCTTTAAAATACCTTACTGGATTTATTGTTTCTGCGTACCGAAATTGGAATCCGGATATATTGCCAGACTCATCTGACTCAACCTTGTTATACATCAATTTTAGATTAACTGGCTCTTGTGAGTCCAAGAATACCAAAACCCTATAAGGAATTTCAGGAAGAGAGGTATTAGATTCTGTTCTAAATGGCTCTAACAAAATCTTATATCTTTTTTTATTTGTAACTGCATTAACGTAGTCTTTTCCGGACTCATCTAATACTTTCACTCCTAAATCAACAATTACATCATCATTGATATAATCGTCTAGTGATGTTAGCGCGAATACTGCTGGTGCCACTATAAAGTATCTACTAACATAAAAATAATGGCTAAAGGAATCAGGGCTTATGGTATCGACATCTAACATTTCCGAAACAGTTCGCCTGTCTATTAATGAGTTACTTATGGTTATGTTCTGAGTTGCTATTGAAGATGAGCCATTGAGCCTTCTTAAAATGCCTATTTCATCTGCATACATGATTTCTGACGAAGATGTTTCTTTAATTTTATTTTCTAGAATAGTGCTAGAAACATCTATAATAGATATATTTTTTGCTGGACTAATTGACTCCGAAGTAAACCATGACACATTTACAGCGTCTGATGGAACTCTAGTTCCTATCTTTGTTGCTTTTTCTTTACCAGATTCAGTTAAGTTATTAAATATTTCCATTATTCTTCCTCATAATCCGGATGCAGTAGAGAGTAATCAGATATATAGTGCGGAGTGGATCCCATCAAGCCCATTTGATATTGATCGTATCTGTTTAGTGGAACCCATTTTGGAGGTGACCAATTCGGTGTCGAGTCATACGAGTATATAAACTCTGCGTCAGCGTGATTATAGGCAAAACGGGGCGTTGCCAATATCTGCGAGCCTTCTTGCCTATTGATCGTATATATGTTCGGTAGCGGAATATCATTCTCATAGCTATACTGGATGGCATCATATGATTCATGCCAATAGATAACATCTCCAGATATAGTAACGTCATTAGACGAAAGAACCTCTCCACTAGAAGTTAAAATAGATGTAACAGCCTCTGGACTAGAAACATTAACACGAGCAAACCAGTAACCTGGCGTACTTGAATCATTGGCTGTAATCGCATTCGATATAGTAAATTCTCCATTAGAATCAGTATTAACTACGTAATCAGGTGTAGCAGCAAAGAGATTCTTTAATGTTCTTCCAGTGTTCCATGAAAGTTGGATCTGATTATTGAATGGCTTATTCTTCCAATATACTTTTCCGGATATTGATAACTTGCTGATTCCATCGGCATTTACGCTGAGGTCAGATGCTGCTGCCTTAACTGATAGATTAAATGGATCATTTCTATTTACATTAAACGGGACGCTAAGGGCATAACCCTCTGAAGAGCTGTTGGGTCCACCATTTGGCGTGCTCAATCCTACTCCAACGATATTGATAATACTTTCGCTATATATTGCTGGTATGTCACCGTTGTATCTAATTACAGATGTAGCCAAACCATTATCGCTAGTCGTGACGTATGAAGGAGTGGCCGAAATTACATCTCCCGATATAGCAAATGTCTGGCCTGGCTTTAGGTTCTTTTCATTATCGTAAGACACCAAAGATAGGTACATTAGATCTGAAGTGGAATCAGAAATATATGCTGGCGATAAATAAGCTTCCACATGAGAGAATGGATAATCCTGATTACTCACATATATGTAGCCTTCATCTATTGGATTTGCTGATGAACTTAAAGATAGATCTATAGGATATGTATTGTCATTTATCGAATTTTCATAAGTAATATGATATACAGAGTTTGCATTTGGTGTTGCGCTAAAGTATATGACCGAATCATAGGCATCATTGACGGAATTATAAACATCATTATCGAGATACCATGCGTTATTAACTTTATACGAAACTGAATATTCCCTATCGTACACTAAGGGTGTGGCACCTTCGTCCATTGTAACTCGATTAGATTCCACAAGAATGGGCCCTGTCATTTGCTTACCAGTGTAATTATCAATAATGGATACATTCAGAATATCTTCATACGCTAAATAAATTATTTCATTGGTACTCGCGTTAACTATTTCGCTGTTCTGAAAAGTCAGCTTTCCAGGAGTAGCGGCGTCTTCGAAAACAATATTTCTATAGCTCTGACCATTAACATCTATAAGTACGGGTGCGCCATTTCTAGGTGTATTTGAAAGGTTAATATTAAAAAATCTTCCAGTAGAAGATTCTGTTATTGGATTTGCATATATGTAGTAATCATTTTCGTCTAGATATATCCAACCGGTATGAAGTGCTGATCGCTGCTCTTGCATTAGGAATTTATCTTTTTTCGCATATATGTCTACTGACATTTCATTTTCTTGACTGAAAGAAGAATTTAGGTCACTTAGAAGCGTGTTGCGAGATTCTACGTAAGCTTCTATTTCATCTTGTCCAGTATTCAATGTCGCATCTTTGATTATGTAAACATCATTTTCAATAAGACCAAAAGAACTTTTGTCCAAATATATCTTACTTAAAAAAGAATCAGTATTGAAGTAGGAGTTAAATTGATTTTCGCTTGATTCATAAACATTATCTAATGAATCTATGTATCCGCTAAAAAGATTAGGAGTTGTTTGAGCTGTAAACGATTCATAGGTATCAAAATATATTGGATAATAACTCGACGTAGCTGACTCGACTAGCAGGTAGTGTGGCGTCGCTGCGTAATTGATTGTAGCAGAATCAAAATAATCAGCTGCCCCCAAGGATACATTTGAAGAGCTAAATGGCTCCCATAATATATTTGGAGAAGATGGAACTAAATATTGCGAATTATCATCTGGATTAATAGTTCTTCCGCCAACAACGCTCTGTTGTATGGATTCTTGCCCAAAATATCCTAGACCATTTGGAGCTTCAACGTTTACATAAAGAAACTTAGGAGTGGCGCTAGAAGGAAAAATGACTCTATCTAGCATATCATTTACGTAAATGGACTTTGTCGAGGTACCCAAAATGGAAGGATCATTTTGCGGATTTAAGCTAAAGGTAGATTTTAATATATTGGTATTTAAAGATACTACTTTTGTTGCGTAGTTTGTAGATCCAATTTTTATGTTTGCATCTTGTGGGCGCCTATTTGGAGTGGCCATTGATGTGTAGGAATTGGCAGCTGGGTTAGTATAGTAATTTGGAGTAGCCGTAGTAAAGGAGGCCCAATAGCTTGCTGTTGCAAGCGAAGTGTCATACTTTTGAGAGACATAGTTCCATCCGCCATTTGAGAAGACTATTTTCACTGAAGAAGCGTCATTAAAGGTAATGTTATTAGTTATGGGAGATGCATGAGTATTGAGATAGATCTGATTATATACTTTATCTTTGAATACTACATCAGGAACTGTGTTGCCTTCCTGATCAAATATTCTAATATAGTTAAATTCAGGACTAGCAGAACTTGTAGCTGGAAATCTATTTCCAACATAAAAATCATCTCTATTGCTATAATTTAAATTTGAATAGAATGTAGAAGGAGTAGCATAGTTGTCATGCGGCGGCATTATTATTTCATAAGTTAATCCAACTCCAACATCCTGAACTACTCCAGATTTTCTTCTGCCGGCATTGTAATCCTGAACAGTTCTTAAGTAGTTAACATACCATGAATAGTCTACAAGGATTGGCGTGTAGGCGTACTCTATTCCTGTTTTATGTACTCCGGCTATAGACATTGACCCATTGAATGATATGGTAGATTTCTCTAATGATTCTAGAATGAATCTTCCATCAGAAAAATCTCCAATACCTGGCTGATAATATTCTAATAATGGAGATGTACCTACGTCATATATCGCAGGTATTCTAGAGACACCTTCCCCATCTAATCCGGAGTAGTCCCAATTTCCCTCACCCCATCTAACGTATCCTATATTGGATGGGTATCTACTATTTAGATCTTCTACTAAATCTTTGAAGATTTTTTCTGGCTTACCAGAAGGTGAAAAGTATGGTGTTGTTTTTTCTAAGTCTGAAATTTCATATATACCTGGAAAAGCTTGAGTACTGTCAGAGTTTACGTCTAGGCCGTAAGCATTCCAAATATCTAACTCTCTTCTTAGCGTTCTCTTTAGCCCGTCAGCATAGATTGCGGGAACATTCTGTGAGACATCTAATATTCTTTTTTTGTATCTAGAGTTAGTTTCTTTATATAGTCTTTGCAAGCCTACTTTTGCGCCAAACTCATCAAAGTCATTAAAAATATTAACTGCATATTGCTCATAGGGGGACCCATTAATGAACAGTGAGGCATAGTCTCTCATCGTGAGAATTTGTTTGTCTATAGCATTGTAGTAGTAAACGTGATCTGTTATTTTACTTCTATGGAAATCCGCCAAAGAGTTAACCGGCACAACATTGACGTCATCCCCAACAACGGTTTGAATATTGGTCGGAATATTATAAGATACAGAAGCCCAGGCAAGCATGTTTTCATCTGCGCTATTAATGAAAGCGTTGATATCCCTTAGATCCATTTGCGAAACTATGTCATCTATATTTTCCTGAACTAGTGCGGTCAGAAATTTACCGCCTGTAGATTCAGGAATAGCTAGAGAGGGCGTAGCAGGCTCTAGGGAGTCATCAAATAGCTTTGTCCATGTTGGGAATCTTCTTAAGATATTTCTTGCTACAGTCGAAACTACTGGAGATGTAGGCTCATGTATGCCTATTTCCAAATAAAATAATAGTCCTAAATTTGAAACATCTAAGTTTTCGGAAAATATTTCAAGTTCTATTTTTATCCATGGTTTAGAATTTCTGATAAATATAACATTAGAATCAAATGACAGAGAGGACTTTAACCATGGCCCATTTTCTACATCAGATTCATGAATCTGGATATTGAAAGACGGAGTCTCAAGTCCTTGCGTATTAGTGAAAGTGTGCTTATAAGCTAGTATGTCTATTCTTGAGCTAGTGTCCAAAAAGCGTAGCAGGTCGGGCGTAGCGGGCTCATAGACTATTTCTCCAACGTTAGTTACATACACCACATTAGAGCTAAGGGGTGTAGATGATTCCTGAGAATAGGAAGGCGAAGTAACTTCGGTACCAACGTAAGTATTGTCTCCGATTAAATTAAGACCATAGCGAGACCTGGTGTAAGAGTAGTTCTTATATTGGCTATTGCTATACAGGTTTACGGCTCTACTTGTCCATAGGGGATTTCCTGTTAAAGCGTTAGATGTCTTGTCGAAATCTCCGCTTTTAAAAAGTAACAAGTATTGCTTCATTTAATCCTCAGTTTAACTAAAATTATTGTTTAAATAAAATATATTTATTTATATAGCTTATTTTTAATAAGTTGCAGATCCCATTATAACAGAATTTATAGTGACAGTTCCAGCGGAAACGTATTTCTTAATGCCCTCTAAAGAAAAATCTTGTATAGACAGTTCTCTGCCATCTGCTGTGAGACTTGAAACAATTGCACTCCTAATGTAGTCAGACGATCTATTAATTTGGGCTTCAATTTGCTTTATGGATACCGAGTCTCCGATAGTTAATGAATTTAAATACCTCTTAATGAATAAAGATGCTTGATTTCTAATGCCAGAAGATAAAGTTTCAGATACACCCATAGGAATTCTAATAGTAGCACCAACTGATACTGTTACCTTTTCGGCTATTCGAATATTCAGCTTGATACCTACTGGCTTAACTGCATTAACTGCTATTAAAACATTTTGTGGAAGATTACTTAAACCACTCGTAGCCTCTGGCACAACTATAACATCGCAAGATCCAATTCCATACGATCCTTCTCTAATTCTTACATCCCTTACCCCTCTTACGGCAAGGGCAGCGAACCTTACTGACTCAGCACTTCCTATGGCTTTTGACTTAATCGAGGCAATTATTCTTCTTCTAAAGTTGGAGTCAGATTCTGAATTTATATTAGAATATACTTCCTTAGGATTATTACAAAATAGTATTACTCCAGCTGGAGAAAAGAAGTTATGCTTTGTTAGGGAGTTAACTGGAGCGACATAAGCGTTGTCGGAAAAGTTTGGTTCCACTCTACCATAGGCCCTGGTAGAGCCAATGGGTATAGTTACATCTCCAGCTAATTTAAAACCATATTGGGTAGATATGAAGTTAGATACATCGTTATATACCAATACGCCTTGCGGTATCGTAATCGAAGAACTATGAGCTTTGTCTATAAAAAATTCTATGTTGAATGATTGTCTGTCCTCAGACGCATACTCTGTTATGCTCTTTCTTGAAACCCCATACAGATCGCCAATAAGATCCAAATTTCTACCGGATGCGCTAGACAAATTACTTTGATTTATATTAAATTTTAATGCCTCATAAAGATCTGACACTTCAGAGCTAAACGCCTCAGCAAATGCCCTGGCAATAGACCCTGGATAGACTGCAGATATTCCTGCATCTTTCTGTAAAGAATTTAATATATTTATTAATATATCTGACTTGCTCTTAATACCGTAAACAGACATTTATTAATCTCCTAGATTTTGACTTACTGATAAAATTATGGGCTCATCTATATCTGACACTATATGAATATCAAACTTAATAGTATCCTTACTGGTTGGGACTGCGGTTATCTTAATATTGCGCCCCTTGAAAAGCCCCTCCCTTTGAAGGCCAGCTCGAATAAGATTTTTTCCAAATTCCGCTGTTTCCTTTGTTTGTGGCAATCCGTAAAGTCTAGACAGATCTATACCAAGCTGAGGATATATATAAAAGTCTCCAGGCTCTGTCATCAATCTTAAGTAGATTTGTTGTATATCTTCCTGCATAGACGATGGAGTTAAGGATAAGTCTTTATTTCCATTGATGAGAAAGTCTCCATTTAAAGTAAAATATAGGTCACTCATTAATTTCCTCTAATGCTAACTGATGTGCTTGTTCGAAAGATGCTCCATCCTTCATGAGACTTATCATGTACAGGATATGCTCTTTGGAATAGTCAGATTGATATATTTCCAATAGACCTATTTGTTCGTTTGTCAGTCCGTCTATATTATATTCTGACTGATAATTTTGCTTAAGAGGGTCTACTGATGGAGCAAATCCATACTCACCTGTTATAGTAATGGGTTTTTGTTTTTCTTCCTGATCATATTTCTTAGCTGAATCTAAATAATAACTAACGCCATTTTGTGCAGAATGTATCAAATTATGATTTATTTTAACTAAAGTTGGCTCAATATAGGATGAGGCTGCGTAGTTAAAATTATAGCTATTCCACCTGAGGCCGTCTTCTTTTGTGTTAATTCGAACAGAATCTCCAAAAAAAGAAATAGACTTTGACCTTGCACTAATTATTATCCCTATGCCTGGCGCAGCAAAAATCTCTATATCCCCTTGATCATTTAGCCTTATAAAACTAGATAGGTCAGGGTGACTTAAGCCTACCTCTCTGTCGGAAAACTCTTTCCTTTTTTTAATCTCAGACGATACCGGTATGGGGGAATCTTGATAGTTTATTTTATTTATTGATTGCCTGCTCATTAGTGAACCATAAACCTTGGTACTCCCGTATTGACCCTATACTGATATGCTCTATTGTATCCAGAATTTGTATCATCATAGTAATTGATTATGTAAGGCCTCGATTCATTATTGTCCCTAAAGCCCACTAAGCATCTTGCGCCCGGGACTGGTGCTACTACTTGAACGCCCCTTAAACTGGGGCAAATTACATCCTTGACTATATTACCTACATTTTCAGAATACTGATCTTCCAATACTACTACCGCAGTGTTGCTAATATTGCTATAGGACATGATAACTCCAGGCCTGGTCTTGGCTTTTTGCATTTCGGACAAATCAATTTGGTCCTGTATTTTTTTATCAAACTTTGGATAATTAACTGGCATAAAAAATCTCCTTATTCATAAACTGTTATGCTTAATCATTTTCTAAATACTCTCCGCTTAGCCATCTATCTATGTATGCGGCAGAATTCTGGCCTTGTGTACTAGCACTTAGGGAATATACGTCTTTAACCCATTTCTTTAAAGCTGCTTCAGTGCCTCCACCATTTACGTAGACTCTTGCAGCGTCTTCAAATTTAACTGATCCCAGCCATCCATATGGGTCCTTATAGTTATCTCCCCATGCCGCAAATACATATCCGGTTTCTGGTGTAGGTCCCAATTTTGGAAAAAGGTAATATGGGGTTTGTCCGGTTACCAAAGTCCAGAACATATATGCTTGGTTTAATGGTATCCAAACCCTACGGTCAACTAGTTCTCTGAGTTTCTCAACAGCGCCGTTGTGACTACCTCGATAAAATACTTCTAATTTATATTTTTCATTTAATTTTTCATTATAATTATCTATAGTAGGGGGTTGCTCTCCCGGATAAACTGTAGTCCAATTTTTGCTTGCTAGTTGCCATCCTTGCATCCGCTCTTTAGTTGTTCCATCTGTTAATTCGTAGATCTTTGTACCATGTGCCCCTGACACACTAGAGCCCCTCTTGATTGTTCCATTTCGATATTCCCTAAATTTACCAACACTCATATTAATCTGGAATATACCTAGAGACATAAAGTCGCCACTTAGGGTATTGGGATTGCATGAAGTTGGACAGCCTCCACCACTTTCCCTAACAGTAATTGCGGTCATAATTGCTGCGGTTTCTTTTCCGCATACTGTAGTGCGTAGTAGTTCGTAGACTGCGTCCTGCCCTATGTTCTCTCCCCAACGACCATAATAATTTGTTGTAAGAATAGAACTAGGAGTAGTTGCTCTTGTATCGGGGAATGTGCCAATTCCGGGAATATAGATTGTTCCAGGGGGTGAAGCTGTTTCATTGGAATAGTCATCATAAATTATTCCTGCCGCATTCATTATACCTCCAGGGCCCGTATACTTTCCTGCGCGCATTCCACTAAAACTTAGATGTATATGATTTCTGTGATTATTGTCCCTATTGTCGGCAAAAAAGTTTACATATTCTAACTCTGGTCGACTTATTTTAAATGCGCATGTACTAGCGTCACCGTTACCACTTTGGTCAATTCCATAACCGATGGCATAGTCTTGATGAACACACATTAGATCAGGAAGTAAATACCTAGGAACTTCTACTAATGCATCTAATAACATATATAGCGCGCCATCATATATTTCTCTAGTGACTCCACCATTTAATTTTATTGGATCTTTATTTATTTTGCCGACGGATGATATGTCTACAGCTCTTCCGCTAGAATGATCGCTCATCCATAATTCATTCTTTTCATTTAGGTCCATTCCCCACTGTCTTCCGGAATCAAAACCACCACTAAGGACTATTCCCTGCTCGTGCAAATGCAGTAGAAGTTCTATGAGTGCCGGAGCTACATAAGCGTTAGCGTCGGTTGGATTTTGCAGAATAATATCTTTAGAGATGACTCTTTGTGAAATATTTACTTTTGCATCTGGAAAATACGTATCTTCACCGTTATATACTGTAACGCCTTCGCGAGCAAACTCGTTAGGAATATCAAATTTAAAACTTGTGCTAAGAAAAGTACTAGGATACTTGGAACGCAATAATGCTATTCTTTCTTGATACCACCCTTTTTCTTCTTCGGTCATTTCGGAAAAAAAGGCAACATTTCTAAATCCTCCACTTTGCGATTCAGCGGAGGCTGTTTTATCGTTAGAAGACGACGTTGAGTCATTTCCTCCATCTCTGCCGCTATAATTTCCAACATTCATTTGCTGCAGGTTTGCTACAGAATTACTTACAAATGACCCACTGAAATTTTTTCCAGCTAATGAATTTGCTACAATTCTATTAATTGCATTTCCGCCTGTTAACTTAACAGTTCCAACTCCTTCGTTTGATGCAAGGGTTATTTCATCTTCACCTTGACTTTCCGGATTGTTAACTGTCACATAATCTGGATTTTCTACAGTCCCTGCTGTAGCTATTGATCCACTCCCCGTAATTAAAGTATTTAAAGATGAAGATACACCTCTAGACATTGCTGCAATTGCATACTTCGGGCTCCTGAAAAATGCATCACCGTTAATTACGTCAGACAAAGTTCTGGTACTTAAGGTCTGGCCCACCATTGGTCGACTTATTGATGCGCTGGTATTTTTGACTGGAGTTTTTCCACCAGGGAAAAAGTCTGCGTGAAGTGAGGTGGCAAACGACGCAGAATCAGATAGAGCTGCATTATTAAAACTAAAAGACATTTATTACTCCTAAGTTCCGGGATTCAATGTAACTTGTTTTGGAATTAGCGCAGATTCTTCTGCGCTAATAACGGACTGTGATTCAATTAAAAGTTGCTTTGTGTATACTGTAGCTAGGTTATTGGCTACCAGTTCCCAGTTCAGACTAACTGGATGCCCATCCTCATAATACTCGTCCCAAAATATAGTAGGCCATTCATCTACTTTATTGTAAGTAGCTTCTAAGACCTTGAAGCAGACTAGGTCATTATAAAATCTATTGAATTCTTGTTCCGGAATTCCATAATCATCTAATGCGCTAATTGACAGACTTAATGGTGGAGCATACTGAATATCTAAAGATTTAATTTTATCAAAAATATTACTTCTTTTTATAAAAATTGGAGACTCTTTATAGAGTGAACCCAATCCTGGAAAATCTTTACCAAAGAACTCTTTAGTAACGGGGTTGTCCATGTCTGTTGTAACTATTGTTTTTCCTCGATTTAACATAAAGCACTGGTTAACAAAATCTTTTATTTGATTGATCATTGATTCTGGCTGGTAGTACCAGACAGTTCCCAGGACTCGATCGAAAACGTCTTTTGTATAATTTTGTAATCTATTTTCAGTAGCACCGGGTTCAAATTGAGCCTCAAATATAACGTTTGTATCTGCTCTGTTTGTAACTTTTATTCTTAAGACGAATACCCTATTTTTTATCTTTGCTTCCGTATACAACATAGCTCTACCTCCAGGAGTGGAAATAGGTGATATAGTTGTTCCATCGGCACCCGGCTCATTTGGAATAGACCCCACTTTTGTAAGACTTGTTTCGCCAGTATTTATTCCGTCAAAACGAACTGTAAATCTAGCGCCAGATATAACATCTTCGACATCAAACGTGTCACCGTCTTTAAACGTAGTAACTGTTACTATCACCTTAAATAAAGATGTTTGCAGATTTGCTTTTTCTGGACCTAATCCAGTAAGACTAAGTACGCGAGCGTGCGTTAGGGCGTTTTCGTAATCGGTATATCTTACTAGATCTTTTATTTCTGTTTCTTGCCAGCCAAGACTCTTTAGCAAGTCATCACTTCTTATGAAAGTATTTCCATCAGCGGTTTTGACTTTTGTTCTTGTGCCTAATATTCCTGGCAATAAAGCTTTAGTGTGATATCTTCCGACGACCATGCCTTGGTTGTATGATAATCCTGCGTCCATTGGTTGACCATTTTTATTAAGATACTGGACATAGCAGCCATGCTGATCCAGTACGTTATCTCTTAACCATGTCCAACCCTTCCAGGCTAACTGGCCAACGATTGGAACTGCTCTTGCTACGCTTACGCCCACAACTTGCATAACAGTATCTGTCCCTGAAGCCTTACCCTGCCCCTTGCTTTCTATTTCTTGTCGTGCTTTATCTGGGAGACTCAGAGCGGTTTGATTTGCCATAATGTCTTTCATTAATGCGGAAGATCCGTGCGTATACTGAATTCCACCAATCATTTGAGTGCTCAGTGAATCTGCTAACGCATCTACGGAAATGTTTCCGCCCATGTTTATGCCAGTGTTTGATGCCATAATATTATCCATATAGAATCTAGTGTCATTTCTCATATTCTGCATGCTGAGCCATGAGTGGAGCCATGATGACATGAACCATCTAGAGGGATCATTGACAGTCACTAGAGCGTTGGGTGTGACAGTAGTAATATATCCCATTTCTGAAGTGAAGTGATGTACTACTTGCTCTACTTCAAATATTCCATACATTCTGTTGTAAACATCGGATAGATACACTAAGTCATGAGGCCTAATATCTGGATTGCCAATTAGCGTGAGTTCCCCACCATAAATATCTTTAATTGATTCCTTTAAATGAGATAGTGCTATTCTTCTTGCAGAAAGCTCATCTGGTGTGCCCTGTAATGTTTTTGCATATCCCCTAAATGTTTCTAGCGGGTGCATAAATGGGTGCAGTACTCCCAGGAAACCTGAGCCAATCATATTGTCATAATACAATCCAGTCTCTACTGTAGTTTCCGTTTGACGCTCAGATGGCGCACCCTTGTCTAACGCTACGGTAACTGGGTTTTTTCCATCTGATACTGCGGTGATAACGGTAGAAACATTGTTTAGATTCTCTTGAATTTGATTAGATATGATGTGAGAGAAAGAACTTAAGTAATGTATTCTTTGGAATGGTTGACGAATTTCTATTACCGGTTCTCCATATTCCCTAGTAAAAGGATTATCAACGGCTCTCAATAGAGAGCCAGGTCTGCCAAGTGAATAGTATATTGAATCATTTAATACTTTATTAAGAATGTGGGCTTGCTTACTAAAGTTTCCAACTTCAGAAAGTGCGTATCCCATTTGCATCATGCTCAACTTGAACATACCTAAGAGTGAGCTCAGACCATCCCCAATGGCTCCAAGTATTGGGCCTATATTTGCGCTATAAAAATCTCCTATATCTTCATCTATTCCGCCAATAAATGTTGAAGAATTACTACCTTCTCCTTTTGTGCTAACTAATAATTTTAGGAATTTACTTTCATCTTTAGAATACTGGCTATAGGGGCTAATGAATGCTTCGAAAACTTTATCTACCGGCTTGAAAGACCATTGCCCATCTTCTCCGCCCCCACCTGCGGTAATAATTCCACGCTTTCTATCCGGCTTAAGAACTAACCAAGCCCTACCATAACCTGTACTCCAAAGCTTTTGCCTAAATAATCCAACCATTAATAGGAACAGCTGTTTAGGTGTATTGATGACTTCAGCTAGCTTTATTGCTGCCGCTGGATCCTCTTTATTCTCAATTGAAATTGAAAGCGCGTTATTAATTACCTTTGATTCAAAAAAGTTTAATCTAATTCCATCTAGAGATCTAGAAATGACGCTATTGAAGTACTGTATTATTCCAGCGTCTCCGCGTATTCCCTTACTTTCGTAATCTATATAGTTTTTTCTAATAAATTCTACAGCTTCTATTCTAGATGAGGCACCACTAAAGCCGACACCAGATCCCAAGTCAGTCGTAGTGTCTGGCTCGTTAAAAAAGTCAGAACCTAAAAGAATAGCCAATTCATCTACTCCCGTACCATCAGTTGCGGAAAGACCAGGAATGCTTACAGTGGATTGTGAGAAATTTTGAAATGGAGTATTGCTACTTGCTCCTAGTATTCTTTTGAACTCTTTAGGAAAAGGATCAGTTGAGTCAGCGTCCAAGCCATAATGTCTAGTGAATATGGCTTTAACGCTATCGTATGTGTGATAGCCAAATCTAAATTGGTCCCAGATATCTGCAGCTTGACTAAGGGTTCTTCCATTTCCCGCAATCACTGAAACATTGGGATCATAATTTTCATCATAAAAAGATCTAGCCTCTACCGATATACCATCCATCGCTGAATAAACCGGAGCAAAGCCTACTCGTCCACTGCCAGTTTCTTCATTTCCTGTTGTAAGAAGCTCGGCATCTAGGCGTTTATATAATTCGCCTTTATCTAGAGCATCATAATTTAAATCTACGATTGCTTGAAAGTAGCTTGGGTTGTCACCGCTAGCAAGTATATTTCCACCATATTCATAACTATAGGAAGTGACTTCGGAATTTGTTGCAGAGTATTCTTCTAGTGAGCTATCGGAATTTTTTAAGTAACGTTCTGCGGCATCTGCTGGATACTGTGACATGTTGCCTATGTCCAAAGATGTCTTTGAAGCGGTAAACTTATTAGCATCTCCGTTGTCGTCTATAGCGAAATTACCAAAACCAATAATATAAGAATTTTTATCTGCGTCATTAAAAAATCTTTTTACTGGTGCTGCGGCGGACGAAACAACTCCTAATGGAGTATCGTCAGGAACAAATCCAAAAAAACAATCAACATCTCGCGGGAAAGTGCTTAGTCCTGTTTCAGCTTCTATTTTTTCCAGAAGAGAATTACCAGTGTCTGCTCTATCATGCAGTAAAATATTTGCCCACGCTGGCAGGGACTCCGCTAGCTGACTGCCATCTGCGGCTATTTTGTCATCTATTGTAGAAACAAAAGTACCCAAGTACCACGCAGCGTCAGGGGATACGACTGCGTCAACATCATCGTCACCTTCTCCCCATAGGAAATAAGCTGGAGCACAAACGACTGCCCTTCCTGTTAAGGGGCTAAATACAAGTACTCTTCTTTTTTTATAATCCGCTGCACTCCCGTATAGATCTTCAAATTTATATACTTGTTTAAACTTTTCCAAAGAGGCGTCTACTGTGTCAGGCTTGTATGGCCATCGCATTGCTATATAAAACATCTCCTCCTCTTTGGTAGCGGGAGATCCCCATTCCTCGTATGATATAGGCTGACTTAATTCATACTCAAAACTAAAATCATCTTTATTATCTCCAGAGGAAGCTACTACGCTATTAACTGTCTGAAAATCTGTAGGTATATTTTGTGAGTAAACTGATGGCAGTGGCATTTTGCTGTACACTGTTTTATTTAGACTAATTAGATCAGACACGCCTGAGTCGATTGTTACTAGAAGACTACTAAAGCCTAAGGGCCTATCTAGTTCTAGGTTGCCAGAACTAGGCTTAATGGTAATTTTTGCTTCATTCAAAAACTCTGCTTCTAATTGCAGAAAGTATATGAGATTAGCAGAAAGTGCGGCTCCGCCTGTTGAAAAGGATTTTAAAGCAGCTTCGCTAAATCGTTCCTGTAGATTTTGCCTTTTAGACATATTTGACAATCGCGCTTCATTGCTGTCGCCATCTTCAGCTGAGTCTATAATCTTGGCTATTGGTGTAAGGGGGCTAAGCCAACCGCCGAAACCAAGTAAATCAACAACGTTAGATGTGCCTGATGCTTGATTACCACCAATGTCGCTTAAATATTCTCCAAATAATCCACCATCTCTAACTTCGTAAGATTTTTTGTCAAGAATTGTATCTTCTGATATTGTATAGTACGGGTATTGAAATCTTGGGGGAATATTTTCTATTTGCTTATGTTCTTGAGTTATACTTGCATAGGTTTTTTCTCCGCCGATTGGTAGGTGAAAGCCCATTTTAACCGTACCTGCACTAACTGGTAGCTGAGATAGAATGATATTATTACCATCTGCGTCTTTGCTAACTCTTTTTGTAGCTAACTGTGAGTTAAAGTTTAGTAGTTTTCCTGTTAATCTTTTTGTGGGAGCGTATATTCCAGTAGAGGAAGCCTGATCTTTTGCTAGCGTAGCCATGAAATCGCTAAGTTCTGAAGATCTTTTAAAAGCTTCGTAATCGGCAAGTGAATTTGCTTGCCTATTAACATTGTCCATAACCATCTGTATATCTTCATCCGCACTTCTGTGCTTTGGGTAGCCGGGAAGGTCTAATTCATTAGCTTTCTTCACACTTGGGAAACCCGTAGTCACTGGAACTACGCCAGAAGTATATAACCAATGCGGCTTTCCATAGAAAATAGTAGACCTATCCTCAAAGGGTCTAACTGCTACTATGTAATTTGGTAACAGCCTTGCACATATCTGGAAAAGATCCCATACGGTTCGCATGTATGTTTGTGCGCGGAATGACACTTCATCAAATCCGCTTAAGTCATCATCAGCATTGGGGGAAATGATTCCCATTGTTCTGAATACATTAGTGCCACCTCTACCTCTCAGTAGCCCCATAAGTGCTCCGCCTCCGGCGAGTCCTGCGACAGCATTAACTCCTGGTATGGCAGCAATTCCAGCTGTTAATCCACCCAATAGAACATTCTTTACGGCTCCTGCTCTTCCTTCTGCTGAAACTAACTTATTATCCTCAACAATAGAATCTATGGTATTACTGGAAGACACCGAACCATTTTGAGCCTCTGTGATTAACCTATTCCATGATCTATCGGTACCAGCTTCCAAATATCTTTGACCAGCTAAAGTTTTGCCATCGTCTTCTACTAGCGATGATGCTGTCGACCAACCATCATCTAGGTCTCCTCCTAGGAATTGTGCAAATCCCGTTCCATTTCCAGGATAAATATTTCTTTTATATAATTCAAGATCTACCTCTGCGCAAAAGTTGGACATTAGTTGTCCCATACTTGTCATTATGGTGCCGTCTCCAAAAAATGTACTAACGGGATTTCTTTGGAATATATTTGTTGATAATTTAAATGTTGCTGCATTAGCTGCTCCGCCCAAGTCACCCCGTCCCACATTGGAGTAGGCATTGGAAACAACATTTCTCAGTCCATCGGCTCTTTGTTTTTCAACTTCGTTAATTGGTTCATATAGCATTGTGCCGAAGTGTCTAATTCCAAAACGATTCTCGGAAAATATAGTTCCATTTGTTGCTCTAGCTAAAGCCTCTCTTGTTCTGGATGCGCCCATGCTCAAAAGCCTAACCATTAAATCTCTTGGTTCAGAAAGATACATTCCAGTATCTACTCCACCATCAATTTTTCCAGAGTCACCCTTTTTATTTGTTGAGTTAACAATAGCGCCAAGTTCAATTGCGTCAGATTGGGCAGTGACAGTAACTATTTCGCCTTCTTCAACGTTGGTTATGACTCCGTTAAACAAAGTTTGCAAAGAATTTGGATTTGATCCATAGCCTCCTCTGAGGTGAACTCTAACTCCTGGCTTTAATCTTATATTATTAATATCAACTACGTAGTCATTTCTCATTCCTGAGACAATATTTTTAGCTACATTTAAAGTCCTGTCTAAGATAGCGCTAATTCCATCCGCATAGCTCAACGGATCGCTATTGAAGTCGTCATTTCGCGCATTAAATATATCTGTAGATGGGCGTGTTGTTAATTTTGAGTACATATTTGAGACTCTTAATATTAAGGTATCTCCCAGTAAATCTTCAGATGATACAACTGAAAAATCTATAACAGATTGAAGACCATAGAAATTATCAAAAAGTTTGACTCCTGCAAACATTCCCCCTTCGTCTATCAGCCATAACATGTAGGTCGGAAATGCTCTAAGCATTCGGCCAGATATGTCTCTGTACTGAACATCATTTAACATCTTTTCCATGTGATTATTAAATGAGCCGTCGTAAGCTTTTTGGTATTCAGACAATGGCTGAGCTCCACTAATTCCAGTCAAAGATTTATCACAACCAACGTCTGGAGTTTGCATGTCTTTCGTGTAATTGCTTTCAATTTTTTTTGCGCCATCAGATTCAATTTTAACATTAGTTCCATCTGCTGTCAGATAAAATCTTCCATTATCTTTATTTATATATCCGAAATGGGACCCCAAAACGGTATACATAATTGCAGGTATCTCTTTAGGGTCATTTACTTCTGGATTAGCTAGTGGCATCAAATATATCATTTTATGAAATTCAACTTCGTCTGGATCAAAACTGACAGATTCCTCTTCGGCCAGTTTGCTAGTCGCTAATATAGTTTTAATCATATTTTCTGTCGCTGCATTTGTCACCCCCACATTTCCTATGACAAATGGTGATCCATTAATTTCTTCAAAAACTGGGTCCGCCTCAGAGGATTGCGAAGCTAGAAATAGGTAATCAGTTAACAGAGTACTTTTTGAAACGTCAGCGTTTGCTTCGTTAATTACTTGTTGAAAGATAGAAACAAAATTATGTGGACTAATTCCAGATTGATTTACGTAATCTATTATTTCGTTAATTAAATCTTCGTTAGTCTGTACTCTTGCGTCTACTGCGGCTGCGTTAGTTGCGTTAGTTACTGAATATCTTCTAAGGAAATTCCTAACTGTATTTTTTACAGATTCAATTTTTTGTTCAATTGCATCGGCTGATCCCTTAAAGAAGTCATCAGAGCTATCAAAAGTGAAATTTTTAGTTAAATCTATCTGGATAGTGGTATTATTTATGATATCGCGATCAAACATTTCAAAACTTCTAAAATAGAAATCTGGATCTAGATTGCCAACGATATCTCCTTCCGTATTTTTGACGCCCAATGGAAGGTCTGGATAGGCGTTAAACGATCCCCATAGCTGCTTCATTCTCAGGAAAGGGTTTCTCTTTGTACCAAAATGCTCAATCAATTCCGTCTGTTGCTTTGAGGACATTTTTTCTCTTTGCTGTTGGAATATATCAAAGTCCACTAAGCTCAACTGTACTGCATAGACATGAGGAAAGTTGGGTATGGTGTCAACCTTATAGTTAAGGGGAAGAACATATTTGATTCCGCATAAAGCTGTTATGATATTTTTTATTCCTAGAAATCCTATAACACCAGTAGAGTGCTCAAGTCTAGCTAACGCATTAGTATGATCAAATACTGATCTAATTTTTAATAATTCTTTTTCGCCAAAAACAGTCATCGATATATTAATGTAACTGTCCTTGCCCCCAATGTACTGATAACTTGGTTCGTCTTGCATTTGGATCTGTAGCTTTGCTAGATTATTCCCCATTGATATACTAACGCCATTTACTATGGCGGTCTTTGGGTCAAGATCTACTCGATTCATTGGAACTTCCCACTCATTGAACTGGTAGTCTCCATCTTTTAATCTTGTTGCTTCCATCATATTTTTGATGAAGCCGTCAGTAAAAAATCTTTCATACAGATTGACCTGAAAGGCTTCAGTAACTTGCTGTGCAATTTTTTCTCTATCTGGTTCTACTCCAGCGCTTTGTGTCTGTCTGACAAATTCCTCATCAATAAGTTTTTCCAAAATAGTTCCAGACGAACTAGCTCTTTTGTGAAGTTCTTTTTTGATATTGTTTAAACTACCCTGAGCTAATATTCCATCAAAAAAGTATGACTCTGCCGTACTAGGGTATTGTTCGAAGTAACCGTTTACTCCCCGAAGTTCTATCTTTTCTTGATAATCTAAGAACCATCTTTTTTCTTCATTATCTAATCTTGTATTGTTATTAGATATAAACGATTGCGCTAGGTAAAGGTAAACTTTTTTATATTGATCAGTAGTCGAGATGCCAGCTGTCAAAATATCAATTGCACCTTTAGCCATATTATTGATAGATTTCGGAAAGTTTGATTCGGTAGCCATTGAAGCAATATCTTTAATATCTTTTATTAAAGGAGTCTCCAAAGTTCTTTCTATTCCAAATGAATTAAGAAGTTTATCCCATAGGCCGGAAGCTGTATCGTTTAATATTTTTTCTTGTTCACTTCTAAAGGAAGTGTTGTCTGGTAAGAATATTTTTGTCTGTGTCTCAGCCGGAGTAAATAAAGTTATATTACTTCCGTCTCTCCATTGTGAGATAATATTAGTTGATAACACATCATTTTCAAAAGAATTTTTTCTTTCGAATTCAAAATCTTCCTGCTGTTCCATTAAACCAGATACGTCTACACCTATATGTGTTCCATAGTCAATCACATCCACGTTAGCTGTGTCCGAAGGCTTATTGTCAGACGTCTTTAATAGGAAGCTTTCATTGACATATTTGTGCATTTCTCCAGCGGCTTTGCCCATATACTGACGATATTTACCCCAGTGTATCGCCTGATTAAAATCTTTTAACATCGGCAGGAATGGCTTGTGATTAAAGTGGACCATTTCCAAATCAATGACTAAAGCAAATGGATAATTTGGAACTGTTGATACTGACATATTGGAAAGTCCAACAGCAGTAATTCCATGTATTGAGTTAAGGTATTGGTTTTTTATTGGTAATATTGGCGAGTACTTAAAGGCTGCAACCAAACCCCTGAGAGAAGAAAGAAATTTATCTATTTTTGCTTCATCATCTCCACCATTTTTGAAGTTAATTGTAAAGCTTTCGTCTAGACTTATTGTTGCCGCGTTGTCTATTGACAAGCCCCATATCTCTTCATAGTTAGGAAAGAAGAGCCGCATAGAAATAATAGTTTCCTTATAACCTGCGTTAAACTTAGGAGTATTTTTTTGTCTAATAGCTCCACCAGTTAATGATCCTGTTTTGTAATTAGAATTAACACTAATTGAAATCGGAGGAACGTAGAAATTTGCCGCGCCTAATCGAAGATGAAACATATCTGGTTTTCTAGGTGGAATGTTTTCCCTAAAAGGAAAATCTTCAATTGCTTTTTTAATTTGTTGTGCGGTATTTTTTATCTGAAAAGCCAAGGTAAATATTGGCCTATTATCTTTGGTGACTCCAAAAGCTCTTTCTAAAGATATAATTGCATCGGCTTCATTATTCAGTGTGTCTTCTGATCCACCACCTTGACCGTTATTGGAGTAGTCTCCGACTGCTGCTAGAGCATCAAAGACAAAGGTAACTAGGCCTGGAAAATAAAAATTAATTATTGAAAATGATATTGGATCTTTTTGAAGATTATAAACTACTTCACTTAATAATGTTAACCACGGCGTATCTATTGCCGGATCAATATATTCATCTATTGATCTTTTAACTGTTGCAACACTCTGCAGTCTTTTTTTTGCAAAATTGCTCATTTCATACGCAAATGATGCTAGATAAAGTAGTCCTGTAGACTCCAACTTTGAGTAAACGCTTTTTGTTGCATCTTCGTTTAAAGTTGCAACATCGTTGTTGCTATTAGTTGAAAGAACCCTTAGCGCCTTAATTCTAACTTCTTGACTTGCACTACCCCCTCTTGTGTATTCGAAGAATCCGTCTACTGCAGATTCTACATCCATACTGCTACTAGCTCTGAATATAAAATTACGAATATTTGCATAAGCTTGATCTTCACTGTAATTATCTTCTAATTCTTTTTCATCTTCAGAAGATCTAGATTGCTCAGCGTTAGATATTTCAATTAGAACTGTGTCATCAATATCTCTTCCATTTGCAGTGGTATTCCATAGTTGCAATCTGGATAATACTTTACCTGCTAAAAGCTTTGTGGTATTGGGATAATAGCCAGAGTATGCATAATTTGCAATGAAATGATAGATTACGGCATCTTCGCTGCCTAGATTCGGATTAGGAATGTTGATTGAATTTTCGACATAAGTATTGTATTCCGGTACGACGATTGATGTCTCCGTAGGTATTCCAAATATAAAAGTAGAAACGGCTATTCTATAGGCAACTAATGAATAGTTATCGTTTTCACCATACTCAAGAAGGTTTTTACCCTTATATTCATGTACAGCTAAACCACCTGGCGAACCATCATTAAAAAATCGAGATAATTTATCAGCACTGGTGCTTGGATCCGATAGTAATTGTGTTACCTCTTCATATAAGCTAGGATGCTCAACAATGTATTTTAGTACATTTTTAGATATTGTATTAATTGCCATTGTACTTTCCTATTTAAACATCATATTGTTACGAATAATAGTTCTAAGTCTATCACTTGAAGAGTCTTTCATTGTAACAGAAGTATAGTTATCTATTATACTAGACTTTGTTTCTGTTTTGAATGAATCTAGAGTAAAATTTTGTTTTTTTGTTTGCAGGTCCTTATTGTACCTAGCTTGCTGATGTCTTTTTCCGCTATATCCACTACCATTCATCTGGATATGCGCACTTGGGGCATTGTCTAGTCCCTCTTTGGAATATTTGATTTTGTCAGATTTCCCTGATGCCTGCATTTTTTGACGCGATTCACCAATCACATTTTGCGATGGGGTTTTGCTTGAGACTATCTTTGCTGCGTATTTGCTTGCCGTTAAGGATCTATGGGACGTATCTTTAGGCTGTTTGGCAGCAGCGCTTAGGGCTTTATTTTGGTCCTTGACATTTAAAATCATATACATTCAACCTTAATAAGATCGGGCCATCGATTGATATGGGTCTCTTGCCACATCCGGGATTCTATTATACATAGTACTGTTAATGTTCCCATTAGTGAGTCCTGATGCTGCTGCACTAAATTTTTGTATTTGATCTCTATCGCCAAATAAGGAAACCTTATAATTCATGCCCGCAGTAAAACCTTGACCTCTTGCCTGCGGAATTTCTGACAATCTTTTTGGATAGTCAGACTCATAGGCTGATCCTCCTGGCAAAAGCGGTGGACCGGACATGGCTTCCTGCGTATGATCTTTTTTGTTTTGATATAAAAAGCTAGCTGCTACAGCTATTCCAGTAGCTATCGCTGCATTGCGAACTCCGGGTTTAGCAAACTGCTCTGCTAGATATTGTTTGTTCATTCTTTTGTACATTGATTCCGAGGCAGTTGATTTCTTTACTTTTGACAGATCTCTGAGAGTATCTGCAACAACTCCAGGAGTTGTTTCTGTTATATCATCTGCGGATTTAAGAATATTACTTGAAGCTAAATCTCCGTTTAAAAAGGCTGCAGCTTCCTTATCCAGCTGTGCATTTACTTCAAATATAGTTTTATTTTTTAACGCTCTAGCTATTTGCTGCTCGTCCATAGAGCCTGGTCCTTGATCAACTTTACCTTTTATAAGTGATGAAATAACGGAAGAATTATTGTCTGTTCCAAAAAAGCCATCTGCAAAATCTAGGTCCAATACATCTTCCATAATACCTGCTTTTTGGGCGTTGGACAATCGATTTTGAGTAAAAATATCATCAATATATTGTCTTAGTTGAAGGTTCTTAGTTGACTTTTCGTATGTAGCCTTTTGTTCTGACATTTTCATATATCTACTAAGGAGATTAAGGCTTTCATTGTCTATATTTGTTGATGCGTCTGGAAGTTTTGTAAAAAACTCTGGAGCTATTTTTCTTTTTAATCCGCCATATTGAAGGGCGCTAGTCATTTCGTACCCAGATATGCCCATTGATTTTTGAACTTGTTGAAGATTCTCTAGTAAATTAGTTCCCAATTCTACTTTTCTTATTTCTAATGCTACTCTCGATGCCTCTGGAGCGAAGCCACTTTCTATCTCGTCAGCTAAACTTTGCACTGCTTTTATTCCTGCTTGATTTTCGTCTAATATTTTTTCTGCTGCAATTCGTGATCTTTCACTTGTTCTAGATATCAGTTCTTGTTCTTGGGTGATCTGGGCATTTCGCCCTAGTCTCGCCATTGCTTCTAAATAATAGTTTGAAGTATTAGCTACATCTATTATTTTAGAAAGAGAACCTTTGGCTATAATTCCTCTAGCTCTTAGGACTTCTTCTATCTTCTCATATTGCTTAGATGTTACGGCTTCATTAATATCGGTCAAGTCTGCAGTGTTATCTGCTTCAAACATTCCTGCTGATAGCTCTTCTGCGAAATTTATAAGATCATTTTGATTCATTTTTCCACTAACTAAGAGGGCTTCATCTAGTATGAGTTCAGCGCCGTGTTTTTGTTTTAAATAGCCAAACATTTTTCCATACTGTTTTATTGTTTTGTCGCCAAAATCATTTAGGTTAGTTTCTTTTCCATACAATTCTTCTAGTACTTTTGCCCCTAAGTTTGGATCCATGTTCGCAAGCTTGGTAGTTTCTTGCAGTAGCATTCGTCCAGATGTAAAAGTTTGTGTCATGTCAATGACGGTTTCAGCTGGAGTAAAAGCTAACATTAGCTTCTTACTTATTAGGTCTTGTTGTATGCCAGGAATTGTCCCTAGTATATCTTCCATCTGCCTAAGGCCATGTCCGACCACAGTAGCTCTATTAATGTACTGTCCAAGGATATTTGTATTTTCTATTGCTGAGTCAATGCTTTTACTTATGAAGGTCTTTCCTAGTGCAGATTGCAGTTGCTCCGGGCTAATCTTTAATGCATTGACTGTATCGTAAAACTTTTTTGATAGGTCTTTTATCTGATCTTGAGATATAGAGCTTCCGCTTCTTAATCTGTTTAATTCTTTTGTCATTTGTTGAAGTTGACTTTTTTGCGATCCACTTATTATGCCCTCTAGGCCTGATAAGACTTCTTCTTCGAGTGGCATTTCTGCCACTTTTGCCACTAGCCTCTGGAACCCAAGTGACATTAGTCCTGGATCTTGGTCACCTAAAGCGATTAATTTTGTTGCAGAAAGATTCTCTATTCTATTTTCGCCTGATTTTAATACTCCCAGTTTTTGAAAAAAGTTTCTATTGAAATCTCGCATGATTCCGCCGCTTAATCGATCATTAACATCAATGGTCAGTTGTTCTAGTCTATCCATCATCTTTTCATTAAAGAAATCGTCTGACATGCCCATCTTATGAGTTAATGGGTTGATTCCTTGAAGCGAAGTGGATAACAGTTTGTATTTCTCATCTTCTTTAGCCATCTCATTTAAAGTCTTCATAAAGAATCTATTGCCACCAAATATTTCACGATAGCTTTCTATATCTTCAAATCTAGTAAGGCCGATAACTTCACCCATTGAAGTAGGTTGACGTACCATAGCGGCACCTAGTCTGCGCTTACCTTCGGACATATATGTACCCAATATGGGCAATCCCTTATCGTCTAAGTCGAAACCACCAAGTGCGTGATAGAACTTTCTAATATCATTTTCGTGGAATAAAATATTGTGATTAGAAACTCTAAACTTTACGATATCGGCAGAGATTTCATCACCAGCTTCACCTATTTTTACACCCATCATTGGCTTTCCTGACAATATCCTTGTTCTGTCGATATCAATTGACTTTCCTGATAGCGTCTTTCTTCCGGTGGTTCCAGTCATTGCATTTGCTTCCGAGTTAAGAGCAAATCTGTACACATCACCAACCACTGGAAGTCTTTGTCCATTTTTTGTCTTATACAACTCAGCTTCATAGTATTTTTTTAATAGGTTTAAATATTCTGGAGAATCATTAATGCTTATGCCACTTCTATGTAGATCTAAAATTCTTTGCGCAAAGTCTCTGTTTAACATTTTTGAAAATTGTTGAGGTTCCGTAAAGTGTTCTATGTCTTGTTGTGCTAGCTGCTTGATTCCTTCCAAAACCTTGCTGTCATCCGTCAATCGACCAGTTTCCAATATACCCCTAAACTCGTTAAGCACATTATCTCGATAGGCTTGAGCCAGTTTCATATCTTCTGTGTTTCCAAATATTGCATCATGGAAAGCGGCGAGCATTGGGTCCATGTATACTCTAGAGGTGGATTCAGCTAATCCGCTTAGATTTAAGACAGGAGTACCAGCTGCTATTCCTGTGTCTTTCTTTAGTCCACTAATTGATGTTATGATTGCATATTTATCAAATCTTTTTGAAAAATTCTGAAATTGAGCCGCTGACTTTCCGGAATAGTTTGTTCCCCCAATTTCCACAGAACTTCTAACCGTAACCTGAGATAAACCTATAGCCTCTCCGTCTTTTCCTATCTTTAGCTCAGACAACTGCCTTCTTAATTCAACTTTACGAATCATTGACGCTTCATCTCTACTATTATCTAGGCTCTCCAATTCTTTTTTTATGGCTAGCCTAAGATTCGCTCCATGCCTTATGTTTATTAGAGATGAACCATCTCGACCTTTTTCTAATTCATCCAGTAGGCTCTTAATGACTTCTTGTGTATTACCATCATATTTTTCTGAATTCTTTAAGAACTCTTTCATTTTACTAGTGCCGAATACTCCCTCGGCTGCGTCTAAGTTTCCATCTCTAATAGTCTCCGTCACAAGATCTCTTAATGAATTATTTATTTTATTAAAATCTAAACCTGACATACTTTTTTTACGTGATTCAATTATTTCCTTTAATACTTCATCAACATAACTTTTTGCTTCTTCAACTGCTGTTCCGCCACCCTTATACTGAAAAGATTCTTTCATAAATGCTCTTACGTCAAATTGTTTTGTTCCATCGGCAAAGTTCTTAGCGGTGTCCTGATCAAAACCTAAGGCTATTGTCTCAAAAACACTGTCCATAGCAAGAGTTGCTTGTGAGAATTCTTTGGCTATATCTGCAGACGCAGTAGACATAGGCTTACCCAGGAAAGACTTCATAAGGTCTCCGGCTATGGAAATATCTCTTGTAGAAAGAATGCCCTTTAATCTTTTTGGAAGCTTTGCAAACAGTTTAGATAGCCCTGCATTTCCGCCTCTCAATGCCTCTTCTAGTTCGTCTGGAGTGAATAGAGGTCTTCCGCCTTTGGACATTGCTTCTAGGGTTTCCTCCATTGATAATATTCGATCACCCTGGCGAAGACTAAGTGCCATTCCACCCTCATCAGTAGGAAATATTAATCCAGCGTTTTGATTTTTCATGTCCTGAAGGAATTTTCCAATACTTGTAGAGCCAGCTTCTGCTTTATGAATTTTGATTTGAGCACCGTATTGCTGATCTCCAGTCAACTTTAGTGCTTCATTAATATCCATGAGCACCTGCCCGTAACCCCTGTACGTGGAAGGGCCAAGAGTTCCTGGCTCAATGTTTACCATTTCGGTCAATCCAAAGCTAGATACATACTCCGCAACCTTTTCTATTGAATCGGATATGAACTGTGCTGATTGGCCTGCCTTTAGCCTTAGGGGGTCAAAGTAGGTTGATTTAAATTTTAACTTTCCGTCAACATTAACAACTTCTATCAATCCCTTTTGGCCAAGATAGCTTTTACTTAAAGCCTGTTTGGCTAAAAGTAATTGTCTCTCCATTGGCATGGGAGATAGGTACGACTGAATATAATCAGATACAGACATTATCTAACACCGGCATTAATATCAATTTGCTCCGATCCAAAAGGATTCATAACTGGAATAACAGACCCTGATACTCCCATGCCACTCATGAGTGATCTCAATCTTGATGCGGTGTCTGTTTGAGATCCAGATCCACCACCAAATCTAGGATAGCTAGGATTAGATAAACTAGCTTCTTGTAGCTGTTGAGGATAGTAACCCATTTGCGACATTTCTAGACCCATACTTTGACCAATTTTTATTTTAACTTGATCCATACTAGTGTTTGGGTGCCAACCCTCCCAGCTTTCATCTGGTAGTTCATGTCTAGCAAAGTAGTCACTTAACTCTGGCCTCTTCTCTACATCCATACCCCAGGCTGCTTCATATATTCTTCTTTCAAGCCTTCCTGCTGTATCTAATATTCTTTTTCTTTCCTCTACAGGAGCATTAATCATAGCTTTAAAATGTTCTCTTTTTCTTTTGGGTATAGATAGAGAAAGCGATTCTATATCAGTTCCATATTTACCTGAATTTATATCTTCTATTGGAGCGCCGTACATTGTTCTCTTAGCGGCTGATTCATACTGGAAGGCTGCTCCTTTATCTCCAGCCATGTTAGCCATCTTAGCTAATCTAGTATTTTTAGTATAATTTAAGATGTCTGCGTATTCTTCGAGCGCAAGTTCTTTTTTTCTAGTTCTAGGCATAAACTGTTCTCCAGTGATGGCCTCATTCGCTGAATGAAATGATGAGACGGTAAGCCCTGTTATCGCTCCTAATGTGGACATCACCAATTTACCCTTAGAGGTTTCTCCAAAAAATGAACCAGCTACTGCTAAGGTTGCCGTTGCAGCTATCGGGTTTCTATTTGCAGCCTTATTTATCATGGGTTCTATAAAGCTTTCGAATGGCCTTTGCCATTCCGGGAAGGTTGCCCCGTATACGTTATTTCTTTCCCAATCCTCAGTCGCAGTTTGTTTGTTTATAAACTTCTTATTAATAAAAGTATCTCTATGGGCCAGCATTTCGCCCATCCTGCCAAGAGCGTGGAGATTTGGATTAATGCCCATTTGCTCTGGAGTACTATTCTTGTATTTATATTCAGTAAATTCTTTTTTCTGTTGTAATGACGCTGCTCGTTCTCTGAGCTCTTGAACCTTTAATCTATCTGCGGGGCCGTCCACCATCGAGTCTATGGTTTTATCTAGTGATCTGAATTGCTTGGAATACGGGGCAACATCGCCAAGTATCTTGTATTGATCCATAATTCCATAACGACCAGAGGCGTCAGAGCTAAGTCTATTTAATCTTTCGTAAGCTACTCCAGGTAGTCTTAGTTCCCCTTCTGGGACTTTTGCAAACGGGTCACCTGTAGTGAAATCGGTAAAATATTCTGATCCAGGAAGAAATGGATATTGTCTTCCCATCGTATTTTTAATTGGGTTTATATAATCAACGCCAGATCTTTCTTTAGGTATAAATCTTCTTGTTATTTCAGAAAACTCTATAGAACCTATTTGACCTCCACCTAACATGGGAACGTCTCCTAGGCCTCCTAGATTCAGATCCCAGAATTGTCTTCCAGTTCCATATGCCTTAGAAGCTGATTGTAGTACTGATCTTTGAGGTGTAAAATCTCTTTGGCCTAATCCAAAACTTTCTCGCATACTGCTTGCTGCGAAACCATAAATTCCTAACATTTCTTGAGCTCTGTACCCAAATTCTTGTGCTTGGATTTGCGGATTGCCAACACTCAACGGACTGCCAGCGGGTACGATTCGTTGAGGCATGATTCCAGGTACTTTAGGTGGGCCATAAGCCATCTGCATGTATTGATTATTTATTCCTGATATTGTATTTCTAGTTTCATTCCTTGCCGTGTTAAGAGATCCAGCCCTTCCGGCTAACATTGCGTTAGAAGACGCCTGTGCGCCGTTTGGAGGGCCTCCAAAGCCACCCATGGCCATTCCACCAGCGACTCCGCCCATACCGCCGAAAACGCCACCTCTACCACTAATGTATGGATCTGCATTGTATGCTCCAGATTGACCGGCTGGCACATAATTAGCTAAGCCGGCTGCTACTTCCTGCTGGTGCATCATTGTTTGAGGTTTTAATATTTTGCCGACAGTAGCATTTAAGGCTGGAACAAGCGGTCCGAATGGTCCACTGAAATATTCGCCCGATACAGGATATGGTCTATCTTCAAAATGCTTCCGCTCATAGCGATATGGATCAAATGGTCTAAGCGGAGAAATGTCAGTATGGAACAATGCTCTTTCTATTGGGCTCCCCATATTATCTGAGGTAAACATTGCTCCAGCTTCTAATTTTCTGTATATACTTGGGCGGTAATACATAATTTTTCCACCCATAAATGGAGTATTGCCTAACGGCCAAAACCGACCTTGTCTAATGGCGACTTCGCCCTCAAATAATTGTTCTTTCTTTTCTTCAAAATTCATTCCACCGGGAGTAATCCCAGAACCAAGAGCTTGTAAATTTCCTACTGCTTTAGCAGCTCCGCCGATGAAGAATGGCGAGTAAACTCTTTCTCCTCTATCATCCTTTTCGTTTACCATGCCACCGATAGTTCTGTCAGCCGTCATTATCCCTAGGCCAGCGCCATATAGTGGCAGAACTCTTTTGGTCACCATTCCACTTGTAAATAAGCTTAAGGGAGAACCATATTGTGAAACATCAAGTTGTAGGCCAATGGTTCCAAAGTATTTATTTAACCTATCAATACTATGTGACACTGCTGTGGATGCACTGGAGTAGCTTTCTCGGCTACTGTAGGTGTTAATGCCTGTAACACTTTTCAGTGCGCCTAGTGGATTTCTAGCAAAAACGGTTCCAAAAGTTGGAACTAAAAGAGCATCAGAGCCTGGGCCCATAGATGAACCAAGAACGTCAGTAGCTGATTCCGATATTCGGTAAGGTGATGTGCTAAGTCTTGGGTATAATGCTTTTTTAATTAATCCAGACTTTCCCACTTCTCCTATTCTTTGTGAGGTTCCAGTAATGAAAGGATCTAGTAAACCTCCAGCACCTTTGTCTCCAGCTTCTCTGAGAACATCTGTGGCGTTTCTTAATGCACCTCTTTGTACTGCTAATTCACTCAGCCCAGCTTTATTAGCTCTCATGGAACTTAAGTTGAATAATGTTGAGAGTCCGGCAGCTTGTGCTTCTGCTAGTTGACCAGGTGGCAGCTGTTTAGCCATTGAGGTAATAATTTCATTCATCTGAATAAAAGTATTAGAAAAATTTCGCCCTGCTGCACCGGCTGAGCTCGATGCCAATAGCTCATTTCTTTGAACTAGATATTTATATATCTCGTCTTTAAGTGCATCTTCCCTTGTTAATATTGATGGGCTTGTCGATCTGATATGAGATCCCGAAAGTAAGTCATCTTTTTCTAAAAGCCTTCTAACTCTTTCGCCCATTTGATATAGGGTCTGAGTTTCGTAACCCATCTTTCCTATTGTTGAAGCGTCGTGCTTTGCTGCCTGAAGCACATCGTGAGCAAACTTCTGAGTATCTTGAATATTATTAAGTGAAGAAACTCTTCTACCATTGAACAATCCTATGCCGGCATCCTCGAGGCGCGTCATTATTTTTCTAGGCATTGCGCTCTTAAAAGATTGTTCTCTGAAGTTTTCAAATGCCCTTAGCATTTGTCCTTCGGTGATCATTTCCTGCTTAGTTCCTGGAGACACAGCTGTAGCTGCGCCAGTATCATCTGCAAAGTTTAATTTGAACTGCTTGCCTTTAACTTCCACTGTTTCGTTTTTAAGAAGGCGCGCAAAAAAAGCTGGGTTTTCTGGATCAGTTTTTCTTTTTGCAAATCTCGACAGCATCCGGCCTATTGAATTGGGTTGCTCATAATCAATGTCAAATCTCTGCCTGAGAGCCAGTTCTCTTTCTGGGCTAACTCCAAGCCTCTTTAGTAGATTTGATCTATTTTTTCCATCAGCAAATTCTATTTCGTTAAGCGACTTAGCCTTACGCTCTGAGGCTGCATTTCTAGCAGACCTCGAAAGCATTTCGTTACTTCTTCTTGAAAGTGGCCTGTAGAAACCTTGTAGCTCCTTTGCTTCGAATTCATCCGTAAGCGATCCCTGCTTAAAGGCCATTACATTGCTTTTACTTTTACCTCCACCATATGATAAAAAGAAGTCTGCGCCTTCTTCTCCCTTGGGAAGGAAGGGTTGAGATATCTTGCCCTGTTGTATTTGAAAAAATGTGCGTCCTGACATTTCATCAAACGAACCCTTTCCAAACATTCGTGCTGGATTAAAGTTAACTATAGGAATCTTTAAATCATTGGCTAAAAAGTTGCCAACGTTTGATACAGATTCTTTTAATCCAGAAAAATCTAATACATTTCCAGATCGAGTAGTATATATTCCTTTCATTACGGAAACGCTAGATGATGTAGTCGTCGGATCCGCTAAGGCCATCCTCTTGGAAATTTCACCAAGTGCGACTTGTTCTTCTGCCCTGAGACCTGTAAATAGACCTTTGCTAACTCCCTCGTCTAGAGTCATAGCTTTCAGGCCAAATACATTAAAACCGCTACTAAATATACCTGTACTTATTTGTTTTTCTCTGACCAAAAAACTTCTTAGGCCATCCAAATTGTCGGTATCTAAACCTCTTTTTCCTAACCTTTCAGCCAGTATTGCGTTAGATACCTCTCTGCCATTTGCATCCTTTAAATTAATACCTAATCTTTGTGCTGATCTTTTAATTAGAAAATCTTTTTGGGAAACTGATAGATTATTTAAGTCCGCAAAGTCTTCGAAGTTGGCTTTTTTAGTTTTTAGAACTTTTGCTGCTGCTCGAGGAATTCCATTTTCTAGTAAAGAGTTCCATCCCTTTTGTGCCTTTGACATTATTGCGGCTTGAAATTCTTTTCCTTCAAATATTCTATTAGTATTTTCTATAGATGTTTTCAGGGCGTCTGTACTAAGAAAGCCTCCCTCAATCGGATCATCTACTGTTGTTGAAAATCTTTTTAATATTTCATTAAAAGCGTCATCGCCTTCTTTGATGATTTTAGTTTTGCCAATAGTTACTTTTCTGCTAGTTTCCGTAGCTGAACTACTAACGCTTATGTCATCTATAAATTTTTCTAAAGTTTCAGAAAATTTCTGTCGATTAGAATTAGGTGCTAAGTCTAATATTTGCCTTTGAAGTAGCCTCTTATATTCTAACTGCTCTATTGACCTATGGAACTCCGAACCACTGAACGACTTACTGCCGACTCCCCCGTCTCCTAGAGTAGCTATTCTATTAGCTAGTTTAGACGTTCCGCTGGAAAAGTTTGCCTGCACCGTCTTTATAATGCCCGTTAGATCATCAGATGTCATGCCATCTTTACGTAGTGCCCCGCCCTTACGTAGTGCTTCATCAAAGCTTAACGCTTTATTTACTACGTCATATCCAATTCCAGTTTCTCTGAATTTATTTACACCCTGATTGACTGCTCCGCCAATCCCTCTTAGTCCGGGTATTAAATCTACATAACCAAAATTGCCATCTGCTCCATCGCCAAATGCTAATCTTCGACCAAATATGGCAGCCCTTTTTAGGGTATTATCATCAGCAGAGTTTGCTAAGGCCTCTCTAGCTTTAGAGTTTCTTACGCTATGCAGGATTTGATTTATATTGGGTCGTTCTTGATAATACTTAGCAGTTGCTGCTCTAATGCCTGCTGAAGTTTGAGAAGAAACTTTTAAAGCCTGGTTTGTTATTTTGCCTAAATCATGACCAACCTCTCCAAGAATATCATCTAAGTCAGTAAATCTCTGAGCTGCTTTTGTCTTAAAGGAACTAACCCCAGACGACCTTGCGACATCTCCCATCGATTGTCTAAAGTTATGAAGAGATGATCTTGCGTTACCTGCTGCTGCACCGGCTGCCTCAAACGGCAGTATCATTGTAGCTAAGGCTATTGATGATTCTTTAACAAAATCTGTAACAACATCTACTGGATTATACCAATTGACTTTAGGCTTATCTTCTCTTCCCCCAAAGATCGGGTCCACTAAGGCTTTTTGTCCAACATATAGTGCTGGCAATTCATATGGCATGCGCCTTGCAGAGGCGACCATTCTGGTTTGTATAGAGTCCCTAAGGGACCAAATTGCTGCTGGCTCACCTTCAATGCCCTTGCCGGCCTGATTGAGTTCTGCGGTAGTAAAATAATTTCCTTGGTCAGTTAACTTTGTTTGACCTGCAGTTAGCCTGCCGTTGCTTTCAAAAACTAGTTTACTGTATGGGTCTAGCTGATCTGGATCCGCTCCGTCTATAGCTCTATTGACGCCACCTAGTTGGTCCAACTCTTTTCTGAGTCCAGTAAGGCTTTTTACCGTCCTTGAGGAAAAGCCTTCTGGATTGATAGATGCATGATCCTGAAGCGTTTTAGCTAGCTTCAAGCCACCTTCTTTGGTGACCTTGCTAAGGACGAACATTGCTCCCAGAGTTGCTGCGCTTGTTGCAAAGAACCTTAGTACTGGATGGCCATTTAAGGCCTTGCTTACAAAGCCAGAGTTAGGAGCATCACCTCGCTCCTCATCATTCATTGTTGGTAGGTCTCTAGACGTTACATTGTAACCTAAGTTTTGTATGGGTCCTGGATCTCTTACCACGTTTTTTCCTTAGCTCAGCCTGAACCCCACAGCTTTTGAGCAATGGGGTCTTGATAAGCTGCTTCTCCTTCTTTCTTAGAAAGATTATGACGAGCAGCTGAAACTTTTTGTTTTTCTACTTCTTCTTGTGGGTCAATCAATTGCAAAGTCAAATTGGTTGGCTCCATGCCATTCATGTTCTGTTTAATTTCAATTATTTTTTCTGAAAGAGCTACATTTTCAGCTAATTCAGAGAATGTCATATTCTCTAAATCATCTGGAGTATATGTAGATATAGTAGCGAGAACAAAGGCTTTCATTAAATTCTTAACTTCTGTAGCTTGATATCTTTTTTCTTCAAGAACGCTTTTAGCTAAGGATACGGTAAAGAAACCTGATATATCTAATATCTCTTGAGACAATGAAGAAACTGCCCCAGGAGGTATTGACATTAGGTCAAAATCTTCTGGATGGATAATAGCGTATGACAAGATTAAGTCTTCCATATCTGCGGAAGAAAAACCATCCAAACCTTGTAGGTATAATATTTTATTATATTCTTTAAAGGTTAGTTCTCTAAAAACTAAAGATTGACCTTTAACGTCAACGCTGTAGATATTTCCATATTTACTTTTTAAAGCAAATACTAACTCTGGATCTATCATATGTTACAGCTGTCTTACCTCTAGCGCCACGAAGCCCGAAGCCTCTAGTACCTCTTGAGCAATCAGGGATGGAAGGCCAGCCATAAATCCAACAGCGTTGTTCTTATCAAACTTTGGATAAAGCATACACAGTTCAGATATGGTCTCTTCATTCCAGAGATTAGCTTCTGCTGTGGTTAATTGTCCTGCCTGAACTAACTGTTCCATTTTCTTAACTATCTGCTTATATTCAGCGCGATTCAAAACTCTCCACACGATATGCTTATCGTAGGTAATGGAAGTGACGTAGATATCGCCGTACTGCTTTTTCCAGTCTTTGACTGTGCCAGCTAATGGCCCACCATTCCAGATTGCTTCTTCGTCCGGAACATCTTCTATATCTTGATAGTCAACATTTACTTCTGGATCTTCTGTGTCTTCTAAGTTAGGAGAATATCCCGATAAAAGGTCACTTGCCTTTGGGTCATCCGATAACTCTAAGTCTACAGTAGTAGTTTCAAAGTCTTCTCCAGATTCAATATCTAAATTTTTAATAACAACTTTTCTCTTGGAATCCATAATTACTCTCTTTCATTTCAATTAATTCATTATATCATATAATACTTATTTAAGCAAGCACTTTTAGCGCTTAAAAACTGAGTCGCATTCCTTATTGACTCCTACCTTCTCTGTAAATTGCCCACTGTAGATGTCGTTGTTGCCGCAGCTGCAGCTGCTTCTGCTCTTGCAGAAAGGTTAGAGACCACGCTAGATTTAACAAACGAAATGTTGCTTTCGGTGAAGTAGTGATCTCTTGCCATGAATTGGTAACTTTCGCCAATAGGCTGACCACCCGGCCCGTATGCTATTGACATATTTGTTAAATTTACTTCCTGTATAACTATCTTCATGGGCTTAGTGATTCCATCCGAATTAACGGTTCTTTGATTGACATCAGAAATCATCATTCTGTCTATGTTGTCGGAAATATTAGTATCTTCGGATTGATATACATTTAATGGAGACAGTGCCACTTCTTCCAATCCATATACTATAATTAGATTGAATGGTGGATGGGCGCTAAATATATTTCTGTTGGAATTTTGTATATTCTTAGCAAAGGGATCATCTGTCATTCTGTCTAGCTGACCTCTAGCCCAATACTTCTCTACTAACTTTTCTTCTTCTTCTGTTTCAAAACTAGATCTTAAGTCAGATATTGTTCCATTAGTTGAACCGTTTTTTCTTTCCGTAAGAGCCCTAACAGCGGCTGCTTTTTCTAAAAGCTCTGTCATTCGTCTTGGATACTTGGAAAACATTGTTATTTCTCCGGTAATAATTCTAGTGCCGTACATCATAGCATCGTAGTTATAGGACCAGAATCCATATAATGGCTGCTTTTCTTGTCTTACGTTAAAAGCAAAATTGGCAATATCTAGTTCATCTTCAGGGGAGAATAATCCGTCGATATATATTCGGATATCTTCTCCGCTGAAATAATAATCATAATAATTACTAAAGCGTAGATCGCCCTGTTTTCCGCCACTCCATACGGCATCTATTGTTCCATGAAGTGGGTCAAATTCTCTTATTTTGTTATTGTCTATGTTTCTAATTGTCATTCTGGAGGCTTTACCTGAGTTGTATTATTTTCGTTCTTTTTAGGATTATATTTCTTTTCATAGTATTCTTCTTCATTTAAGGAAGCTAGCTCTTCTACTATAAGATCGCCAAATATATTTGAACCAATATTTAAATCTCTTGATTTCATTGCCTGTGTATATGTCGGATCAGTGGGCACTAAACTATCATTCGGCATCTTGATAAGTGGCTGGATTCCTCTTGCCATATATGTATATGTCTGCTCTGTTATCAAGTCATCTATGGATAGTGTTTGACCTTCGTCAACTATAGTAACTCCAAAAATTTTCATCTTAGCCCCAATTCCATATTCATTAAAAAATGTAATGACAATATCGAATGGTGGCAACATATCTGCAAGCGGAGCAAAAAAGCCTTGCTTCCTGGCTAGGTATTCTCTAAACTGCTTTATTCTATAGAAAGCATACTCGTTAAAAACGGTAAATATTAAACTTCCGGCAATCGTTCTTCCACCCTTAACGAAACCCCTGACATTTACATGGCCCAATGTTCTTATGGGGGAGTTCTCTCTGTGTATAGAGTATGAAATAGTTTGAAGTTCACCGAGAGTTATTACGTCGCCGACAGCTTCAACGTTACCTGTTTTACCTATCACTGGAACTATCATAGTCGCTACTGCGTCTGCTCCAGAGAAGGACATATTTGACATGTATTTATCAAAGTCGAATAAGTCAGTACCAGCGTTTTCTTTATTCTCTTCTTTTTTTGTCAACTTAAAAGGGAATGTTTGCCCTCGTGTCATATGTTTCTCCTAAAAATAAAAAGGTGCATGGAAGAAGCCTCCCATGCACCTTTCACATAAAATTACACTCTATCAGGGTCTGATAATTGTGGTGTTCAATCCTTCAGGCGGAATGCCTACCAGATTAGTCGGATCGACAAGAGTATCATTTCTGATGACATACATGGGACCAAGCTCACGAGCTACATAGGTCATTGTTTCTTCAATAACGATATCGTCCATTGATGCGCCCGAACCTTCGTTCAAAAGTTCGCAACCATAGATTGATCTTACTGCAGCTTGACCGTATTCGTTAGCAAAAGTCACGGTAATGTCAAATGGCGGAATCTGATCAGCGTAGTAAGGAACTTTTCTTACGACGCCAGTCTTCTGCTCGTTGACATCAGCAATACCTCGTCTGTGACCATTGTCGCCAGGTAATGTATTGTGGCTTCTTGTGTAGAAGTCCATGGGTCTGTTTTGTGTATAGTTTTGTTCCAACATCTTATAAAGCGCGGGACGATCAAACACTGTAAAGATTAAAGAGCCAGCTATTCCTCTTTTGCCTCTTGAGAAAGAGCGAGGATTAGGTGAACCCATAGTATAGATTGGAGCCTTTTCTCTAGTGACAGAGAACGTAATGCCTGATAAGGCACCGATCTCTACTCCACCAAATGTGGCTACAATGTCCGCTCCTGAGAACGTGGTGTAAGTATTGAGATACTTATTAACTGATGTATATTCTTCTGCTGCCATTTAAGTTACCCTCCTAGTCGGTAAATTTATAGACTAATGGCCACTCTGACTTCGATCTCTTTGAGTTCGAAGGCAGGTGTTAAAATAAGGTCTACAACCGCCTTGTTTTCGTTCGGGATATAAGAGACTGTGAAGTCACTACCGAGCAAGGCTCCTACTATTTGCATACCTCTCAAGCCAGAAGTAATTGCTGTTTCCATCGAATTTCTTGTTTGAATATTTGATGGCTCACCAACGAATCTCTGGCAGGCTTGTCTAACAACTGAGGTAGCATCATTTATGATTCTCTTAGTTGATAGTCTAGTGTAATCCGACGTAGACCATCCAAATGTTAGTCCATCTCCGAATACTGGGATCTTGTTAAAGTTAATAACAACAGTGTTAATACCCTTAGCCGATAAAGCTGTTTGCTGTGTTCTCGTAGGCGAGTATCTTACTGATTCAACATTATAAACAGCCTTGTTAACGATTGAGCTGTATGAAGGCAATATGCTCATTGTAGCAGCGAGGTGTGCTGCGCCGTTTGCATAGCCAAAGTCAGTTGTTCCAGAAACGTAATTAACTGGCTTGATTTCTGCAGCAACGACGACTACATACGGTCCAGTCTCCTTCAACAGGTCGCTGGCGTCTCTGTCGGGAAGATTGGTAAGAGCCAAATGCGTGTTTGTGTTTCCTGGAGTCATCGTTTCCGAAGCTCCATCGTAAGACTTGACACCCATAACTGCTATGCAAGGATTAATATTTTCCGAAATATCTTTAACTTTTACCGAAACCTTATATGCCCAGTTATAGTCTACAGTAGCAGAGTTATCTGCGTAGAAGGCACGGGTTGTGTCACTGGGTGAATCCGGCGTTGCTGCCCATTCACTAGGGCGACCACCACGACCCCACGGAACAATAATGTCGGGGATGCATGATTCTGCTGCAATAAATATATCATTAAAAATGTCTACTCCGTTATTGGTAACGGCACCGGTAGATGGGACAAATACGGTATCCTTTGGCAACGGAACGATATAAATTCTTCCCGCTCCACCAATAATAAGCTCAAGAAACGCTCTGTGTGCATCTGAGCCATTACCAAAAGCCGTGATAACGTCTGCTTCGTTGGAGGCCCGGACAACATCAAGATCTGATATTCCACCAGTTCCACTAGCTGTACTCCGCTTTGCTATTGCAACAATTCTAGGACCAGCTGGCGTGTCCTGACGTGAGACGCTATAAAAGCGATCTCTGATTAAAGTTCTTACTCCAGGTATAGCCATTTTATTTTTTATCCTCCAAATTTCAAAACTCTATTTGAATCTTTCTTTATAGTAACACATAACTTATAAAAACAACTACAAACTTAATTTTGGGGATAATTAATATATACCATTTTACTCATTGGGTGTTGCACCTTGGAATAGATCTATGACATTGCCTTCTGTTCCAGTATAGTTTGGTGTCGCTAGTTGATTTTTAAGCAGATCTTTTTCATAGGCCATCCATGTTCTTGCGTCAACGACAATTTTTTCAATTCTATTATTAGCTATTGCAAACGTTTTTTCAGTAGTTAACATATATGTGACGGTTCTTTTATGTATATCCTTGCCGTCTCTGTTTATCTCTGAGTCTGATAATCTTCTAGAATATACTAATTCAGATGCGCCTGCGGCTTTAAAAATTGAAGTATATTCCAACATAAAATCTTCAAAAGCTTCCATGACCTGATCACATAGGACCGCTGCATCGAGATCATCTCTGGTTGTCGTGCTATTTGGCCCTTGGAAAGTTCCAACTTTACTCATTACTGTAAAACCTACAACGTTTTGAAATTTTTGACCATAGATTGTTACCGAATTAGAAAGTACATTTTGACGCATTCTTGGCTTTGGCTCTGTGGTGTGGGATTTTCTTAGTTCTAAATGATAACCAATTATTGCTGGAAAGTCATCTAGTCCAACACTCGTAGAGGACGGGGCTGATGAAAGATCTCTTGTGGAGTTTTCAATGCCTCCAGAGTCACTATACGTGACAGATGATTCTCTGTTTATACTCAATGGCAGTATCGGTATTGTTGGGTAGCTTTCTTCCCACATTTTTTTAACTAAACTAACAAACTCTAGGTAAGTTAGATTGCCAGTATATACTTCTTCAACTCCATCGCTATCTAACCTGCGATAGCCAGGAGCCTGTAGAGCCGGTAAACCGTATCTTGCGTTTTCGGAAAAGTGAGGAAAATCTCTATTTAAATAGCTCATATTACGCTCCTGGTCCAGCTGCTAGTGAAAAATCTATTCTTTTTAGCCCAAAGGCTGAAAGTAATTCGACCTCAAAAATGAAAACACCTCTTTGTGTCTCTGATACTTGGACATTAAATGCGAAGTCATTTATTATTGAATTTCTTTTAAGTAGTTGTAAGAATTCTCTAGTTTCAGAAACTATTTGATCAAAAGCCATAATATCAAAATGTGATAATGCTATTCCTTTTATTTCACTAACAACTAGAGAGACTAATCTCATTTGCGCTAGTTTCGTAAAGGTTGAATACTGATTAGCCATCGTGTATTCGTTAGTCAAGTACACTTCAAAAGGTACTGCTCTTCTCGTTTTCTTGCCACGATATAATGTATTAATTCCAATATTTTCTAATCTCTGGTATTCTGCCTGAGTAAGATCGTTACCAAATAAAGACATGGCGCCTGGAACTCGACTTCTAATCAAAGCCTTATTGAGCGGAGAATCTGATACCATTCCAGCTACCGCCGCTGCAGCGCCAGAGACATAGCTTAGCTTTATCTGAGGATGCTGGAAAACCATTTCTCCATAGACTGGCACTATGTATCTGCCTTTATCTGAGGATATTTGACCTGTAGCCTGATTGTATACGGTAAATTTATCAGTAAATATAGGATTCTGCTCAAGTATATCTATGTCTGATGACTTTATTCCATTAGTTTTAGATCCTATAATTCCTATCTGTACGTTTCCTGTATTATTGTGGAAATCTGAACAATAATTTGCTAGCTGCGTAACGAAGTCTACTGAACCCGTTTCGATAATAGATGTTTCCAGTGGGACTATTATATCTACAAAATCTAAATCTATTATATCTTCATAGGTTTGTTCAAGTCTTTCATAATATTTTTCATAAAAAGTTTGAGAACTAGGAGTTGCTTGATCTCGATTGAATGCTGTAGTAGATATGAATCTTCCCTCATAACTTTGAACATATTCTATCATTGGCGCAGATGCGCATATCATTATGTCTCTTGCCCCGCAGGAGTATGCGTCTAAAACTCCTCGCAAAAGTGGACTGTCAAGATCTGCTTGGAGCAAATCTACTGCTTGCTGTATGGAGTTAATTTTTACTGGATAGTTTAATTGCACACCATCAGCGTGCCCTATTAGTAGAATCGTGCTCGTATTATTTCTATTTAATTGCTGATATGTCGGCTTATAGTTTATAACGCTAGACTTAGGGGAGGTTATAGTTGCCGGAGATAATGTATTGGTAGATTGTTTTACCTGAAAAACTGAGCCTATATTAATGTCTCTTGCTGAACTGTTAGTTCTCGCTAAAACTGTGTAGTTATATTCATATAGGTTTTGAGGAACAGTATAATGGAATGTATATTCTCCATTGGAGATTTTTTCGATTCTATTGCCGGTAGCTTCTGGATCTTGATCTAAATAAAGATATGGACCATCAATTATTGGCCCCGCTCCGTTGTCGCCTCTAACAACATATACACTTATGTCTACTGGGGTAGCCAAACTCGTTGGATCATAAATTGTTCCATCAAAATCTGTAAACACAAATTTAAATTGGGCTGTCTGCCCCTTGGATAAAACTAACATTTTTACTTCTCTCTTGTGGCTCCGACAGTCCAATAGTTTATTTTGCCGAACCTACCTCTAACTGCAGTGACCGCAGCTATGCTGAACATCGTATAATTTTTACTTGATTTTAAAGAATAATTTTCATATATTCTATCCCCTTCTTTAGGGAAGATATTTTCTTCAAAATAGTATACTGCGTCGTAGTTGGTTAAAATTCCTTGTTGAGTTTCAGTAGAAGAATTTGCATTGGTGATACCAGACTGACCAACCTGACGTGTTGTTACTCTTTCAAATTGATCAAAGTGATTACCGTTAGGAAGAATTCTTTGTATATATACATCATGTCCCCATTGCCTAAGTATACGATTAAAGGATTTCTTTGCATCAATCATAACTTCTGAAGCCTCTCTTCGGCATCGGGTCATCATTTATATTAGTTGTTCCATTTGGATCGTATAATTCTCTGCCAGACGGATATACAATTTTATCAGTTAATTTGCTGTCATACATAGACAGGCCTGGTAGATTTTTGGGCTGGAATCCTCTTGGGCCAACTTTTGCTGCTAGCATTTCTTTTCTTAGTGCAGCAGCTATCTGACACCATGTCGTAGCATTGTCTCTGGTTACTCTATTCCTTGGTATGGATTTATTGGTAATGCTTAAATCGCCAAGTGTTAAAGACATTTCGTCGTCACCACCTAATCCATAGGTTCTCGAGAGCTCACAGGCTGTTGCAGCCTTTATGTATTCAAGAACTGTAAATGACAGATTCGATCCATCTTCTGCGTCTAAAAGATTATAAATAGCCTTTACTTCTGTTGAATAATTATAAATTATTTCACCTATTTCAAGAAGCGAGGCGTCTGGGAAGTAAGCCAGAAGAGACTCAGGGTCCAGATATAAAGGAGTAACATCTGGCGCAAAAGTTATGCTCTCGTCACTTTTTAATATAATGGTAGGCTGATATTCTTCTACCGTAGAGCTAACATATAGTTTTTGCTCTACTACTACAGTATTAGAGTTAGCTAATATGCCAGTAAATTTAACAGTATATGCGCCAGCTATAGTGGGAGTGTAATCATAATAAAAAACTGAACTAGATATCTGACTAGAGGTTCCTGAGTTTACAGTTGTATTAGAAGAGTTTTTTATTATTACTTGTGGATTTGACGCAGGGGATAGTGCTATTTCATTTCCATCTGCATCAATGTCTTTAAACTTTACAGTTATTCTTACCGTATCACTGACTACAACTCTATCTGTTGACATCTTTTACCTCTTAGTTTAAGCGTTAGACATAATAGTAACGTTAATTGTTCCAGCTGAGTTATCTTCCAGAGTGATACTTTGTGCGTTAGAGACAGCGTATGCTTCATTCTTATTTATCGACACTGCTATATATCCGGAGCTATATATTTCTTCACTATTCAAAGTTGAAATAGCGTAGGCTTCAGCGTTTATCTTAGTTATCTCTGAGGATCCGTAACCATCAAACATTGCAAAAGTCATATAGGATGACGTCTCAGTGTTTTCTATTACTCCGCTTGGAGTAATAACGGAATGACTATTAACAAAAACTAATGTGCTGTCTACGGATGGTGGCGATATAACAATAACGCCTAATATGTTTAAGCCACCAAAATTAGTAGTTAATCCAAAAGACTGAGGAGAAACTACATATACACCACTGTAATTGAAATGATCTTGATTATAGGTTATATCCCCATTGTAGAGCATCTAAATCCTTTTATCAGAATGTTCCACAATCGAATGTTATACCATCTATGGAACCGCCGGTAATTGAAACGTTATTAGAAGCTTGCGTAGCAATTGATCCCAAACCTAAGGTTGTTCTTCCGCCTGCTGCATCTACATCGTCGACTAATGATCTACCGAATGAAGAAAAATCTGCAAGGGCTGCAGTGCCAGAACCCGAGAAGTAGGGAAGCTTATCTGCTGCTGATGTTAAACCAGCAATGGCTGCAAGTTCTGCATCATAAGCTTGAACATTCGTACCAATTACAAGTCCGAGAGTGGTCCGAGATGCGGCAGCGTCAGCGTCAGCAATGATTGCTCGGCCATGTGCTGAAAAGTCAGTTACTGCCGCAGTGCCAGAACCAGTAAAATAAGGCAGCTTATTAGCAGCTGACGTTAGGCCAGCAATTGCAGCAAGGTCGGCGTCATAGGCTTGTACATCAGTGCCAATAGCTAGGCCAAGAGCAGTTCTAGCTGCTCCAGCATCTGTGGCTCCAGTTCCACCATTAGCTATTGCTATGGTTGTGCCATTCCAAGTGCCAGTTGCAATTATTCCAACTGAAGTAAGGCTTGAGGCAGTGACTCCTGAGCCAAGAGTTGAACCAGAAAGTACAGAAGTTCCTGCAATTAACAATGACTTGCCCGTCAGAAGATTAAGATTTTCTGAAGAAGTCCATGCATCAGTTGCGTCAACCCAGTTAAAAGTCTTGTCTGTATCACCCTTGAGAGTGATGCCACCACCATCAGCACCTGCGTCTGTCGGAGAGGCGCTTGAGCCAAGTTCAAGATTCTTATCGTCAACAGTTACAGTAGTTGAATTGATTGTAGTGGTTGTGCCGTTAACTGTTAGATCGCCTGAAAGGACAAGGGAGGTGCCAGTGGCAGCACCAATGTTTGGAGTTACAAGTGTTGGCGTATTAGCAAATACTAGAGCACCAGTACCAGTTTCGTCAGATATAATTCCAGCAAGTTCTGATGATGAAGTCGCTGCAAAGGCTGAAAGCTTATCTGCAGTAAGTGCTACAGTACCAGTTGCATCTGGAAGCGTGATTGTGCGGTCTGCGGTTGGATCTGTAACAGCAAGAGTTGTTTCGTGGGCATCAGCTGTTGCACCTTCGAAGACCATGCTTCCACCATTAAGTGTAAGTCCTGCAAATGTTACACTTGCAGAGGTTGCTACATCTTGACCAATAGACAATGAGTGAGTTGTCCCCTCACCTGTTGTTGCTGCAGAAGAGGTAACACCAGTTCCACCAGTTATTGTTGCTACATAACTTCCTGAAGTATTAGTTCCAAGCGCAATTTCTATAGTTGTCGAACTTGCTGCAGTTAAACGACCCTGAGCGTCAACCGTGAAGCTACCGACTGATGCAGCACCGCCGTATGAGCCAGCTGTTACTGTAGTGTTGTCAAGATCTAAAGTAAGTGTGTCAGTTGCAGAGGCCACCGATGTTAGGCCTATGCCACCAACTATAGTGAAGGTATCCCCACCAGCAATTGTTAAATTGTCACCGTTGTCTGCATCTACTGTAAATGAAGTAGAAATAGAAGCTGTCCCTGCTGCAGACAAACGGCCTTGAGCGTCAACTGTGAAAGTTGGGATTGCACTAGCTGAACCATATGAACCAGCAGTAACTGTTGTATTGTCAAGATGTAGGGTTATGGTATTTGTAGATGATGCTATTGATGAAAGCCCAGTTCCACCAGATATAGTTACGGTTTCTGCGTCATCGATTGTTTGTGAAGATCCCGAATCACCTGCTAAAGTAAAGTTGTATGTAGATGCAACTACAGCGCTATCTACATATGCTGTTGTTGCTACGGATGTTGAGTTGTTTCCTGCTGTTTGTGTCGTTGCAGTTGCAGAACCGCCAAGAGCTAATGTACCAGAAAATGTTTTATTTCCTGTAATAGTTTGAGTGCCGGACAAGCCTACATAGGCACCAGGGCCAGCAATGGCTTGAACTGTCGTTGCAGTTCCTCCTGCTCCACCTGTTCCTTTACCGTAATAAAGAACGTCATCAGCTTCGTTGTATGCTAGTTCTGCGTTTTCTAAACTTGAGGGTGCGCCGGCTGCACCACCAGATGCTCTTCTTTTGATTCTGATCGTATTAGCCATGATTAAAAATTTCCTCCATCGGTAAGGTTTTCTTCAGGGTGATTAACCCAAACTGAACCATTGTAACGCAAAACGTTACCTGTGCTCACTGTTGTAATAGTAACGTCAGTCAATCCATTTAAAACTGATTGAGTAGTAATTGCGGTTTCTGCAGATATTATTCTATCTTTGACTGTTAAATGACTGCCCGCTGGATTTAATCCTATAACTGTTTGTATGGCTTCAATGGCATCGTTTGCATTAGCGTGTTGTTGATGGTGAGGTACTGTCGCTGAATTGAGTGGGTCAGACGATGTAGGATTAATCAATATGTCTAATGCTGCGGGATACTGGGTGGCCATAAAAATCCTTTATAAACTAAATATTTTGTATTGATCATTACTCCAACTAATTGTTACCGAGATAGGATCAGTAGTAGCTGACACTGGAAGTCCAGTGGCTGTATCTATATAGGCTAGAAGCCTTGATGTGGCTCGAACGCCAGTATCTTTATATAATACTAAGTACGCAAAACCACTATTTCCATAATTCTCTATTGTTATGTTATCTGCGTCAAAAACCCCAGAAGTTGTTGCTTTTCCGGTCAATAAAGTAGTTGTTGCTGCGACCGAAGCTTCGCTAATGCTTGATAAAAATTCATGCGTACTTAGATTTACTGTATAGGTATTTTTTACTAGTGCAACTTTAATATTATTATCAGTCAAGTCAAATAGGCCCTCTAGTAGACCCTCTTTACCTTTTGCGTATAATGCATTTGCCATTATAGTCCTACCTCTGCTGATACAATTACCCTGTATTTATAGCCTGATTCAAAGTAATTTTTTCCATCAACATAGTAAACGGGAGTTGCATCATCTGACGGAAAATCAATATATACATCTGGCTTCCATGAGTGCATGGAGACTTCTGATGATACATTTTCCCATCTTGAGGGAGTCTTTTGGATTTTCTTACGTTGAGCTTTAAAGTATTTTAATGTCAAAAAGTTTGATGCTGGACGAGAACTGAATGATACTGTGACTCTTCCATTGTTCTCATCATTATTTAAATAAAAGTCACCATTAGAAGGATTAGTTGATTCTATATAGAAATTAGGATTCTTTGCTAGTATCTGATATCCAGTTTCTATATCAGCTCTTACTGATTTATCCTCTATCAGCACTTCGTTAAGCACTGTTGCTTGGCTCTCTTGTAGAATTGAAGGAGTTGCCGAATTAGTTTGACTAGTAAAGCTAATTTTTTCCTCAGCAACTGTTAGCCCAGATGAGTCAACTAAGTTAGTGACCCTGACTACATAGTCGGTATTGGAACTTAATACTACATCCCAGTATAAAGTTAAAGTTCTACTTATCTGATTATAATCAGTAATTGTATTTATTGTTCTAAATGGAGAAATTGTCTGAACAGGTGTAGCTGAATCTGTTTGTACAATAAAATTAGCATTTATTAATGATGCTATCTTGATTGTTCTGCCAAATTTAATATTTACTGTATTAACAGTAACTGTAGCGCTATCTATCAAATACAAAGCCACTCAACACACTCCATAATTATAATCCTGAACTAATAGTAATAAATTAATTCAATAAAAAGCAAAGGGGCAGTAGATTTCTCTACCGCCCCCAGCTTTAGGGTAATTTGTAACTATAACGACCCTAAGGTTTTTTATCAGCTTAAGGCTACGTCGTTTGTAACTTGAACTTCGTAGTTACGGCTGAGTCTGACGTTCTTAGCAACTGTAATACCCTCACCGTCGCCCAGCATTACGATGTCGTAACGCTCCTTCATCTTGAGTGCACGAAGATCGCGACTCGGATCGTCGAACTGATCAGTGCTCATATCGTCCTTGACGAGAAGAGTACCGACTTCATTACGGTCGATGAGGAAAAGGTCTGACTTAGCTGCTGTTGCGCCACTCTTAGCTGTGAAGCTAACGAAAGGCGAAACAAGAACATTCAAGCCCATTGGAGCTGTCGCGTTCAGTGCACCTTCCGGTGACTGAGGACGATATCCCCAACTTGTACCTACAGAAGATGCTGATCCACCAGCGTGGAAGATGGAATCCTTAAGGAATACCGACCACATCAATGGGTGCAGAATGAAATCTGTTGGGATATGATTTTCAGCCATAAGGATAGCGGCCATGTCCACAATGTCATCCCAGGTAATTGTCAAGTTGGCTGCGCCATCAATATTTCTACCTGTTGTGTCATCATAACTACCACTATCGTTATCGAATGCAATTGTAGCTGCATCCTTGAAACGGCTAAGAGCAATCTGCTCTTTCAAACGAGCCATAGCACGGCCGGCTGCGCGAACATGTAAACCAACAATGTCCCAAAGTGAATCAGCGATGACTTCCTCTGTAAAGGATAGCTTAACGCCCTTCTTTGAAACTTTGCCTTCTACCTGCTTTGCGAAAGCGAGTGCTTGCTCTGGATACTCTTGTCCTTCTGGGATCTCTGCTGCTTGAATAGCGTTGACTGCGGGGAACTCCAAAGAGCGTCCCTTACCGAGACGAACAGTGGAAAGCAATGGAGTCACAAGTAGTTGTGGCTCTGCTGCTTCTTTAAGCGTACGCGAAAGAACTTTGGGGAAAAGTGCTGCTGCGTCTGGTGACGCAAAAGCTTCCTTAATTGTTACTCTGTTGTCTGCATCTATGTACCCGTCCTCAGTCAATACTGCTTCCCAAGCTGGGAGACCCGAGAGGAGCTCTTGGATTGTCTTACTCATCGTAGGATTATTCCTCCTGTGTTAATGTTTCTTTTGTATTAATATTAATATTAGAGTGTCAGATTGACGCGGAAAGCACCAATGACATTATGTACGTCCAGGTTGGCCCGGATACCTAACTTACCACTGTAGGTGCCTGCACGAGTAAGCTCGTAAACAGTCTTTAATGCACCCGGATCAGAGGGAAGTTGCATATAGCTGAGTAATCCATCATCGAAGTTGGTAGCAAACTGCTCAACTTCAACAACCTTACCCACTTGCAACCATGGATAGGCACCAGCAACAGTTGTTGATGCTGCGAATGCCACCGGACGACCCATGTGATCGGCTCGGATTAATGAACCAACTGTTACATCGGCGTTAACATGTGTAACCATTGGGTACTCTACGTAACCATGTGTGATAAAGCCAGCGCCTTGTGAGGTGCCTTTATCGAATGGTCTGTAAAGATCATATTGTGCGCAGCCAATCGGAACTGAATAGGCGCCCACCGAAATTGTGTCAGTTGAACCAGTGGTCGAGCTAGGGGTAGCGCCATCAAGCGGATCCCAGCTAGGCATAACGTCGCCCCAACCTTGACTTGCACCAGATCCGTTAGCGGGAACAATGCGAGCATCGCCGTTTGCGTCTGCAACTACTGAAAGAATTGTACCCTTGGGGATGACGATCTCAAAACGATCATCTTCACTGTCATTGTACCATGTAGGAAGACCGGGATGGGGCAGTAAATAGGCTGCGGGGGCAATGCCCTCAGAAACTACAAACCGGCCTGCACCAGTCTTACTATGAACCTTGCGGAACTTTGCTAAACTCATTTTTTATCTCCTTAAATATTAAAGTTTACGTCTACCCATGAGGGCATCTACTAGTACTTGTTCAAAAGATTCGTTAGGATCCGTAGAAGTCTTTGTATTTTCCTCTTTATCAAGAGTAAGTACATTTTCTTCAGAGCTAACTTCAGCTTCAGATGTCACTTGCGGCATTGTCATATAATCAGAAATGCGCTTGTTAATCTTTGACGGAGCTTTAGCTAGATCTCTCAAAGAGTCTGCCAAAGAAGCAGCTGTGCGTGAAGCATGCTCGCCTATCAGGTTTTCTCTTTCATCTGCGGATTCGAAACCAAGACCGATCTTAGTGTCGACAACTCTTTCTACTAGAGTTCTATGCAATGCGCTTTTGAGCTTTGCATTTTCTTCTTCAAGAGACTTGATAGATGCCTTCAAGAGGTCAATATCTTGCTCAACGCCCTCTTTGTTGTCGCTGAGATTATTTTCCTCTTCAGCGGTCTCTTGATCCTCATTGTCCTTAGACAATGACTCTTCCGGCTTTTCAGCGTTTTCGGAATCAGCGTCTTGCACATCCGCCTTTTCTGAATCGTCAGATGAGTTCTTTTCTTCTTCTGAATCTGCGTCTGCATCTCCTTCGGAAACTTCTTTTTGCTCTTCTTCTGCAGAAGTGCTTTCTTCAGTCTTCTCTTCTTCTGAAGTCACTTTGACTTCTTCTGAAGCTTCGCCTATGGCGGAAGCTGATATATTGGAAAGATCTTCGCTTAAGCCTTCAGCTACAGCTAAAATGTCTTCACTCTTGTTAACATCTGTCATGTTACGAGTCTCCTCAGAATTATTGTTTTCAGAATCTTCATTAGATAGTAATGATTCTGTTTTACTTATATAACTTTCGCTTTCTTGAAAAGCTAAAGCTGTTAAAAAAGCGCCTTTTAGATGTAAATAAATTGGCTTAGATTCTTTTTTCTTCATATTTGAAAGAATAGATCTATTTTCTTCAATGGAAATAATATCTTCGTTATCCATATTAAGAACAAATGCTGCGCTTCTAGCTATCCAACCTTCTGAATCGGATAGTTCGGCTTTACCATCAGTAGTCTTAAGTGATCTGACTCCAGACTTTTGATCTGCTGGCTGATTCACAAAAGAATATTCCTTAAAGCCTATATCTTGCATGTCTATGAATGCTAGCTTGCCCTTATAGACTTGGCCTCTTTTGTACTTCGGGGCCTTAGGCCTTCCGGATGCATCTTCTACGGCGAGGTCGTCTCCCGTGATGCTACAAATTGCTTTTCCAGCTCTACCGCCGACTGAACCTGTAAGGTATCTCTTATCTAATACCTTTTGTGCAGCGACGGGGTCTGTTATTGCAATCTGCAATCTGACGAATGATGAACCATCAGCTTCCTTATCCATTCTAGCCGCCATGACTCTACCTATTGGCTCAGTATTTAAATCGTGGTTTAAGATAATGGGCTTAGGATAAGGGTCTACCCAAGATTGAAGAGCGTGCTCTAGAGCTTCAGCGGAATAGTTATTGTAGTTAGCAGTAAGGCCTTCGTGAATAGCTGCGACCTCAATGATGAGCCCATGCCTTGAATTAAATGATTCTGAAAAATCTAGATCTGACTTAGAAAGGTCAGGAAGTTCTAGAGTAAAATTTTCAACAAAGTCAAATGACATTTGAATCCCCTGTTAGATAGTTATTTCTGTTTTATATAGTAAGTTTATTTTTATAACATTGAACAAATTTATATAAATATATCATACTTTAGCGTAGCTGCTCATTAAGAGCTCTTGTCTGTTGTCTCCGTTAGCCAAGAATGATTCATACATTACTTCGGACATTATGTGTGGCGCATAAATATACGAGGCGCTATACAATTTAAAGCCAGCTTTTTTGCACTCCAAAGACCAACCAACATCTTCGCCTTGTTCATGCAATGTGTAATTAATATTATTGTATACGTCTTTAGACATCATCTTTGCAGCCATGATTACATCCGACTGAAAGTAATGTCCTAATTCATACTTTTCTTTTCTAAATGCTTTAACCGGAACATCTAGTCTCCAGTCCATGACGCTTGGATACATTGTTCCAAATGGAGTCATAAACATCAATGGGCTAACTGCGTCAGCGCCAGACTTAATGTGTGCTATTAGAAGTTCTATGGTATTTATGTTAGTTAGTAAGATGTCAGAATCAAGACTAAAATAATATTCTGGTTCTACTTTTCTTACTGATTCTAACAATGAATTTCTCAAAGATACCATATTTAGATACTTTGACATACTCCATTGTCTACCATTATTCTCATGCTCAAAATGCGGAATATCTTCTCTAATCTTAATCTCAAAATAAGGTATTCTTTTATCGAATTTTCTCCAAGATTCAAGTGCCTGAATGGTTGTTGTATCATCTGGAGATACTTCAAATATAAAACCTATATCATTAATCGGGACTGATTGTGATATTATGCATTTAATCCAATGGTGAAGAATCCAACTTCTTTTGTACATTGGGCATCCGAGAATAAGTTTCATTTAAAAGTTACTTCTTCTTTTCCTCAGCGACTAAGGGAGTTGCAACCGTATCATCTTGTGCAACGTTTGCTGTTTTGCTTTTTTGAATAGAATCTTTTTGCTCTATAACAATCTCTTCCTGAGCGGAAGGAATGTCTTCTTCTGCGGAATCTTCTTCAATAAAACTTTCTAAGAAAGAAACTCTATCAACTAGTTGTTCTATAACTTCTACTAAAACCTGAAGTGCTAAACGAGTTTGCCCGTTATCTACGGCCTTAGTGAAACCTATTAGACCATCATCAGTATTTAGATAGGTAGAAATTGTATCATTTTTTATTGTTATCTTCTCTGACATCATCTATGCCTTTCTCGTCATTAGTGTAAACGATAGTATACTCTGATTCTAGAGCATTTTCAACTAATGTGAGCCATGAATTATCAGATCTTCTAATATTTGGTGAAGTTTTTCTTCCTTGTTGATTTGCTGGTCGGATAGTATTGCCAGATCCTCTTTTGGTATTGGGAAGATTTCTTTGCCCTTTTGTGGCGGGCGTTTGCTTATCTCCATCGCGCTGAACGTCTACGGCTTTTGCGTCTGAGGTAATTTCCGCTTGATTCTTAGCCATTTCCATTTGAATCTTGGCTTGAATTGATGCGTAAAGATCTTCTTCGTCGTACTCTGGATCAAGGCCAAGTTCCAATCTAGCTTCCTTAAGGCCAATTATATTATTGGCATACTTTTGGATAACATGAGTTTCTTTCTTAACCTGAGTGTCTACGTCTATTTCGTTAAACTTGAAATAGCAACGATCTGATATACCAGACTCTATAGGATTAGATATAGGATCAAATCCGCCTTCCATCAAGATTTCATTAAAAATATGAACTCTTACCATATCAGAGAAAAGCTTTTGGTATTGCTTTACTTTATCGTACAAGGCAGTATCTAGGCGATCTGTCACTGATCTATTTCCGCCATTCATCATCATTCCCAAATGGTGCGGAGCGACTCCTAGTCCAACTGCTACTCTTTCTTTGAAGTGTTGCAGATATGCCGTTGCGTCCAGTGCTGCGTTGTTTGCCCCGATAACATCTATTGAATGACGATAGGGAAGTATTAGGCCACCCTCTGCTCTAAGGTTCTCAATTTCTATGGCAGCCTTGTCTATTTCATCGGGCTCTGCTGGCTGGTCTGCCGTTCCTATTGTATATCTATACAGAGGGAATAGTTCTCTGTGAACTAAGTTTTGAATATCTTCTTCCATCTGTCTAAGTGCAACTACATCATCAAGTACGGTCCCCATAAAGGGTGTACCAAAAGCTCTACCTGTCTTCTTATCGGTGTGCATGTGAATGACACGGTCAGCTGACCAAACTGGATCTCGCTCCGTTGGAGCATATGTCAGAGGGTCCGAAGCCTGCTGATATGACCTAGGCCTATTGAACTTATCTCTCAATATTCTTACTTGCTCAGTCGGAATTAAATAGTATCCTACGACCGGAAGCTCCGCATTGACCCCTGATATTTCAGTTGGAAAGTACTCCGAAATATCTCCTCTAGCCTTGACTATGAAAACATTTCCATATTTAAAAAGGTGATCAGTGACCTCTATTAGGAAGTCTAGGAATGGGCGCTTCATTGCCATTTCCATAAAGTCTATTCTTTGATAAAGATAAGAAACTGCTTCTGGATTTTCGCCAACGATGTTCCAGTTCTCTTTCCAGAAGAGTTCCTTATGCTTATTTAACGCTTGCTTGACGTAAGAGTCAGTATCTGCCGCCTGCATAATCCGATCAAAGTCATATGGAGAAGGCTCAAATGTAGCTCTATTGTTATAATAAAATGTATTACCCTGAAAGCCGAGTGCCAAGGCAGCGACTTTCATAGCTCTGCCTACTGATTTAATTTCATCAGGTTGCAATGCCTTAGCAATAACATTATTTTGTGATTTATCTCTTTGCCTAAAGGGCAAAAAATCAAAAGCTGCCATCTTCTTCTCCACTTTAAAAACTACTAGTAATAGTAGCTATAATGACTTTTTTATATCAGTTACTCAGATGGAGTCTGATTGACCTTATCAAAGGCGTTTTTTAAGATTAATGTTTTGACTGATTCCATCCAGAAGACTGTTTCAGCTTCGTTAAAATCGCTTTTATACTGAAGATTCGCATTTGAAATCTTAATTTCAATAACAAATTCTTTATTCTCTACGGGCTGACTTATTTCAATTACTTCACTTGTTTCAATTATTTCTTCTGACATTTCATTTACCTCACTCAAAGTTGTCTGTTTTTGTTTGTTTAATTAATTTTTCTGTTTTACCTGGTTGCGTCATGGCAGTTAGAGTTGCAACTTTTGCACTTAGTTGTTTAATTGTTGCCTCTTTAACTACCAAGTCAGTCACTAGTTGACCAATTTTTTCGCTAAATGTTTGAACTAAAATATTAATATCTAAGTCGTCCATGTTTGCCTTTCCTTACAGTCTTAGGCAAATATTATATCACATTGGATAGGAGTCAAGTAGATTGTTCTGATTTATATTTAATGGCGCATTCATTGTCCTAGTCCTAAAGGAATAGTAAATATCTGAAATCCATTCAGTAAAAGATTGAGGTGGTTCTGCATCTTCGGCATATTCTTGAAGTGCATTTGCATCACCGATTATAAATCTTCCAACCTGTTGTAGTCTTATCCCGATTAGGTCATCCCTTACGTTTTTTGGCATCTGGACTGTTCGCAAAATATTGTGACAGAGTTCAGCCATTGGTTCTGTATTCTGAAATTCAGTATAGCTATATGCCCATTCTATAATTAATCTAAATAATTCATGAATTGTTCTGGATGTGCATTGCGGATGTATGCCATATACTGCCTGAAATGCATCCAGCGTTTCCTCTGCTGTCTCCGAATAGGAAATAACCCCCAGAGGGGCAAGATCTATCACAGTGTAATGATTTGTTATCACTGGAAAAGTAACTTCATTATTTTCCCTAGAAGTGACAAGTTGATCTATAGATTTATCTCCGTGGGTAATTTCTTGTATAGATTTGATTGCGTATTCGGTGGTAGAGCATGCTTTGTTGAAAGATGAAGTATTGTTTTTTTCTTCGACACCCCAAAGCTGAAAACCTCGCAATAACCTATTTGGATGCACCTTGCATGCTGATATCCATTTTTTATTCTCTTCACTCCACTGAGAATCAAAAATAACTTCATTTAACTTAATTGAAGTTTGCACCCATTTACCAATAACGTCATTCCAAGTCCAATCTCTAAATGGTTGAATATCTTTATTAAAAAGATATAGTCCTGAGATAGTACTCTCTATATTTACTGATATTGTTCCATCTTCATTTAATTCTAATAAAAATTTATCATTAATAGCCTGAATGAACTCCACTGCCTGTTGTGAATTTATTTCTCGTATTTCACAGTCTATATAATGCTCATTATTATCAAACGATAAATCTGATTTTAAATAAGAAATAAATGTTTTGTCTTCTAATGCAGGATGAGTCGTACTGGAAATAATTTCTAGATTTTCATCATTTATATCTGAAACTTTGTTAGTAATTTTATCTATTAATTTAAAATTATGTAATATATATCTCATATCTCTCCTATGTTAATACATCATAAGTATAGTTTATTTGAACTTCTGCAACAGCGGCAAACCAGCCTAGACCGCTATCAACTCTTGTTGCAAATACGCTTACTTCAAATGCGTTACTATCTGGTCCATCGTCTGGATACTTTGTTCCTGACGGTATAGCAAAGTATTTTTCTTCATTTGCAGCAAAAGATTTTGTACCTAAATCTGTTGTATTTAGATACACTGCGATGTCGCATGCGCTATTGCCATTTGTGACCCTAACACTATTGGTTCCAGATATCATTCTGGCATTTGTCTTTTCTGGCACAAAATTATATAGCAATGTTTCAGTTCCAGACCCCTTAGCGACTACACCGGTTAACCAAATGCTGGCGTCCGATCCTGAGCTAGTAAATGTTGAAAATGGATATCCAGCTAAATCTGTGTTTAGAATTCTTACTGAATTTGTACCACCTGTCACAAATGATGCGGGCTCATAAGTGTAAGCTGCTGTATTTAATAGATTTACATTTCCTCCGCCAGTCGTCTGACCACTCAAAGTCATAACATCTAAATTCCAGGCATTAGTTACTGTTGCTGAAGGAGTTACAAATCTTAAATTATCTGAGCTTTTTCTTGCTGTAACCGTTCTTGATCCGTCAATGTTAGCCGCGGCTGAACCTGAAATTGTGACACCATCTCCGACATAGAATGGATAACTAACATTATCATTTGCCGTATTAAATTGAATTGCCGTGTATCTTGTACCGCTTTCAATATAAGTATATCTATATGCGGCTGCAACAGTTAAAGTGCTTGAACCAGTTACTTTTGCCTCACTTACCGAAAGTAAACCATATCCAGCTATTTTTTCATAGTATGTATAAGTTCCATCTCTAGATATATTATCTACTGCTATTGGGCCAACTGAAGTAGATTCAGTGGGGCTTGATATCCACTGGTCGCCAGTGTTTCCATTCGATGCCGTAAGGTACGAGGTGCCACCACTAGCACTGGATGCGCTACCCGTACTGCCTGCAGTAAAATAAGTTCTGTCACTAAACGGTTGACTTCCTGACTGTGTCGCAACATTTCTTTTTGGTCTAACTGCAGGAGAGTAAGCGCTCCAGGCGCCAACTTCAGAATTGCTATTTCCTAAACCTGAATATACAACTCGTGCTCTAAATTGATATTCATAAGTAGATGACAGAGATTCAAAAAGAAGAGCTTTAAACTCAGCGGTTTCGTTATCTGTCAACGGATTAGATGAATCATCAACAGTGCCCAGATCTACCCATGCACCAACTGGACTGGCGGTCCTTCTCTGGTATTGCCATCGAATCCAAGCTGTACCATTATTGTATGCATTGCCGGTGGTTAACATGGAAATTGCCGTAGTTGTTCTATAATCTTCAACACTTCCAGGCTGAGCGGACTGATGATAAGGATGTGTTGTGACTGTTAGCGTATTTCCAGCCACTGACTTAATAAGACCATTAGAGCTATTGTAGAACTGTGCTACAGATGCTATGTAATAAGTTGTGTCTTCATCTAGTGCACTGTTGTGGACATTAGATCCGAAAGTCTCAATTTGACCAGAATAAGTCGTTGTAGTGTAACCTGTATTAGGGTGTACTTGAGTGCTTATGGGAGATAGGAAAACTGGCGGATTTACATCATCTATATATGTTAAGACTTTTACATTGTCGCCACTTGAATTTTCATGCTGTACGGTAATTCTTATTCTTCTACTACTCTTATCTAACTCGGCAATTTCTGGTGCTGCGGCAGTTCCGCCATTTCCAACTGATCTAATGTAGAAAACTTCCCAACCAGATCCTGTGTATATTTCTCCTCTTTGTATATTAGTAAACGTACCAGATCCTGCTGCGGACGTGCATATTTTAGGGTCATCCACATCTTGCCAACTGCTTCCATCCCATACTTCAATAGCCATAATTAATTCTCACGAGGTAAAGTGAATGTCTCCAAGAACCGGAGATGTTGGTTTTTGCGCATTTGTTCCATATGATATATTTCGCAAATATCCCCTTGTTCCGCTTGATACTGTCGTCGTAATACTACTTGCTGCTCCGCCAGTAGTGACTGGTGCTCCAAAGCCACTAACTGCTGAAGTCAGTACTCCACCACTAAACCAGGCAAATCCATCCGGAGACATAAGTGATAGAGTTGTCACCCCACCTGCTGTATTTTGTTTATATATACTATCTGGAAAAGATGTTGTAACTCCGTTAGCTGTCCCTGAAATTGTTCCTATATTCCAACCACCTATCACTCCAGATGTTGCAGTCATTACTCCGGCTGGAGTAACTCTAAATGGGGCAGAAAGAAATGTCGCATTACCTAAATAAATGCCGTTAGAATCAGCTTTAAATATATTATTGTCTGATCCAATTGAAATAGTTCCACCAGATAGTGCACCAGTAAATGTACCTCCACCATTAATTGTTAAACTTGTTCCATCAAATGTTAGAGAGTTAGTAGAACTTGCAATTCTTACTTTTCCATCTGCTCCAAAATAAAAACCATTTCCATCTGTAGGTGTTGTACTTCCAGTATTAATGTAGGTTCCTGCGTCTGCAGAGGTTCCAACAATTTTTATCTTATTGGTTCCAGTGCCAACTTGCAGTGTTCCAGATGTTGCCCCACCAACCGTTACCGTACTTGTAAAAGTTCCTGCGCTAGCGTTAACAGTTCCAGTAAATGTTCCAGAAGTTGCAGTAATAGCTCCTGTAACGTTTGCGTCAGTTGCCGTTAATGCGCCACCACTCGTAACCTTAAATGGAGGTGTTGCAGAATTGGCTGCTCCAAGCCACATATTTCCACTGGAATCTACATGGAATGAAGTTGTATCTGATCCGCCAATATCAATTGTTCCACCATCTATTGCACCTCTTGCAACTATATTATTAAATTCGGCTCTACCATCTCCTGATATAATCCAACCAGCTGATCCGCTAGTCCAAGTATCTGTTGCATTATTATAATAACCATTATAATCTGAAGATCTTAAAATAGCCTTATTGTCGGGACTAGTTATTGTTGTGGCAGTTCCTGGTTGAGTTAATATTATTTCATGTGCGCCAATTGTTCCAGCAGTTATTTTTCCTGCCGTCAAAGAACCAATAAAATCTTCATCGATCAATGGAGTGTCGTCTGAGGCGACTATTGATGTCCAGCCACTGATATTGCCGGAAGTATCAATTGTTCTTACTCTTCCATAGTACTTAACAGGATTAGTTGGTGGGCCAGAAGTGCTTGTTGTTGTGCTGTTATCATCTACTGAAACAACAAAAACATTAGTCTGAACGAAACCAGTCCTATGTGGGGTTTCTCCAGAAATAATTGAATTTAAACCGCTGACAATTTGTATTTGGGCTTGCTTGTATAGTTCATATTCATACTTTCCTGCATCTTCGTCAACACTGTCTGTATATTTAAATAATACATTAAGAAAAGATGCTGCCAGAACAAGATTTGTTGGCGCACTAGGTACTGTTGAATCTGTAGGGGTTTGAAACCTTACTGAATCCGTATAGCTTGACAATATATTAATGTCATTATTTTTTGCGCGAACCGTAATAATATACTCTTTATCCGGTTTTAAATTTTCTATATTTTTAGATATAATACCCATTATCTTATTCCGCCTATCAGCGTAAATGTATTATTAGATTGATTAACTATTTCATTTTTAATTTTTAGATATAGATTATAGCTAAATGAATAAGAAGTTATCTTTATGTTATTTCCATTTGAAAGAACATTTTTATCATATAATGTTTCTATCTCGACAAAATAATCTCTTTCTTCAAAATCTGTCTTTGCAAAAAGCTGTTGATTATCAGAGTAGGTTCTAGCAAATGAATCAATTGTTTGCCAATCTAAAGCTAAGGAATTTGTCGTATTAATATTATCAGAAAGCGCTGTAAATTTAATTCTAAACTTACCGTAATTTGGTCCCTTCGCTCCATATAAAGTAAACTTAGGGCCAGTAAAATTCATATATAATTTAGAAGCTGGTTTCGTGGATAATCCATTATCCCAATCTGTCATTGGATTAATAAATGAGAAGTTGTATGATGAATCTGAATCTAAATTAACTAAATATTGCCCTGTATTGACACTTGAGTAGTTTGCATAGAATGGATTTGAGACTGAGTCAATCCGATACCCAGTAGTCCCACCGTTATTTACAGTGTTAATTTTTCTTAAATTTGGCGTATTATAATACACTGCATATTGTCCGGTTACTTCTTCGGCAGCCGTATGCAATTCATACGTTTTAAAATATATATAGTCGCCTTCTATGACGGTTTCAACGGGATATACATTGTCACCTTTCTCATAAGTAACAATGTACGATGTTTGATCTGTTTGATCTTCTAAAGAGGTATCTTTATACATATTGATATTAATATCTAATATATTAGCAAATATCCAATTTCCAGAACTTATTGTATCTCTTGGCGTGAATCTGCCTATAAACCTCTTGCAATAAGGGTATGAGTAAGCGGTGTTAACTGTAGATGAGTTTACATTTTCAGTAGATTTAAGATACTTAAACCAAGCCATGTTATGTCACTTCCGTATATATTATTTCATATTCATGATTATCTAAAATATTATCATCAATTTCTATATTAACCACTGCATCGCACCTAGGTACGCCATTTACAATGTCAACATTAAATTGCGCAATAGCTATTGATATGGGAGCGGTTACAGCGTCTTTTATTCTATCAGAATTTCTTGCTGTTTCATAATCGATATCAAGGGAGGAAATTTTAGTAGATCCATCCGTGCCAGTATGTTTATGTTGGTTGAGATCTACCCCATCTATAGTAACACCTTCAGCCACAAGAATATCACCTATTATTCTCCCGCCATCCTTTAATAAATACTGTGGATGGTGATCTTCATCTAGGTCTTGCAATAGGCTATGACTGGACTTTAGATCATCTTTTCTAGTGGGACTTATTACTACTTGCCTAAATAAGGAGGATGCCCAATCATCAGATACTGGTAGCAGAACATTTGGTTTTTGCACACCTTTAAAAGACATCTGCGCAATAAAATTTGCATACTTTCTTTTTTCATGAATTAATCTCAATAGTGCATCCGTCTTACCTATTACGATATTGTGTCTATCAATAATATCGGCAACTACTGAAGTAAAATTACCCTTCATCAACACTGATGCTATAAGTAGTTCTTCAGCTAGAAATGGAATACTTTTTCCTACTGATGTAGTTTGATAATCTAGTTCTAAAGGGTTTGAAATCTCCGAAGAAAATTTTAAACCTGGTTTAATATATCTTGTATAAAATATTTCAGAGTTATCATGTAGGTCTCTCTTGAGGGAGCTAAGGATATCTTCAATCTCAGAGTTTACAGCGTTTAGTTTAATCGCAAAAAAAGCTTGAAATTTAGAGGCTTGTTCTTTTGAGATTTGATCCAATTCGGTTCCGGGAATTTCTCCCGGCTTTGATATGATCGTCTTTGCAATCCTGCTCGTATAGTGCAGGGCCGTTTTCCCCCACGAGTCATAATGGACTGCGATTTTTTGCTGTAACTCATTTTCATAGGCGTCTCCAAAGTCTGTAAGTAGTGATACTTGTATTGATTTAACTTCATTTAATAAATAGTTTAAAAGTTTTCTAAATTGAAAAAAATAAGAAAATGTTGAGTGAGTTATTGACTGTTCATATTCCTGCAAAAATTTACGGGAAATTGTTGAATTCATTCTTTCTGCAAAAGAAACTTGGTCGTAACAAATGTAGAATGGAATGGATATTTTAATGTTTGATGGCTTATTGGATTCCGGAGGATAAGGTTGAATAGTTATGGAATCCGCGTCTTCGGATGATGGATCATCATTGATGATCTTTGGGAAATCCTCTAGATAAGGATCGTCTTTGGGATCCTCTAAACCAAAGCTAATGTCTATCTTTTCATCTTCCTCTTTTGGGACGGTAGAGTAAGAACTATTATTTATTTTTTTATTAAAAAATTCAATAGTTTCTGGAGATTCTATTCTTAAAGTCTTGTTTAATTCATTCCATAAATTTTGATGAGAAATCAATAAATCTGTATTTAAATTTGGATTTATAAAAACTTTTTTCATTAGATCTTCAATATCTTTTATAGTATCCATTATTACTTTTTCAGCCAAAGATATCTGTCTTCTTATAAAATCAAGTGGAATTGAATATGTTTCCATTACGGAACTATTAGAATTCTTTCCAATATTATTCATCATTTCTCTTGCATAAGCTTGATTGTCTGAAGTATTTACAAAAGATGAATCAGAAAATTTATAATCTCCATGAATTTCATTATTAACTTCTGTATACTGATTGCTATTATTTACCGACATTTTTTCCTAAAACATTTTTCTAATTTTTTTAGAACTAGTTGATCTCTTAAAGCTTCCAGTTGGATTCAAAGCATTTGCTCTCCCGGTGATTACAAATTTTGACTTTTCTTCTTCTGAATCTGAACTATTTTGTTTGGGCATAAAAAACTCATTAGAAAAACTTTCGGTTCTGGTAGCGTAGTTACCCTGCGAAAATTCTCCATAATTTTGCGTTATTGCCAATAGTGCTAACATTAATGCATCGTGTGCGTGATCCATTGCAGAACCAGCTGCTTCAAATACTGGCCGACCAGTTTGAGTTGTTCTAATAACAACATA